TCAGGCCTCCTCAACGTCGTGATACTCTTCGCACGCCTGCAGCGTGTTCTGGATCAGGGTGGCGACGGTCATCGGGCCAACGCCGCCGGGAACCGGGGTGATGTAGGACGCGCGTTCGGCGGCATCTTCATACACCACGTCGCCGACCACTTTGCCGCTTTCCAGACGGTTGATGCCGACATCGACCACAATCGCCCCTTCTTTAATCCACTCGCCAGGAATAAAGCCCGGTTTGCCCACCGCGACGATCAGCAGGTCGGCGTTTTCGACATGATGGCGCAGGTTTTTGGTAAAGCGGTGGGTGACGGTGGTGGTGCAGCCGGCCAGCAGCAGCTCCATGCTCATCGGGCGACCGACGATATTGGAGGCGCCAATGACCACCGCATTGAGGCCGTAGGTGTCGATATTGTAGCGTTCCAGCAAGGTCACGATACCGCGCGGAGTGCACGGACGCAGGCGCGGCGCGCGCTGGCACAGGCGGCCAACGTTGTAAGGATGGAAGCCGTCGACGTCTTTATCCGGCGCGATGCGCTCGAGAACTTTGACGTTATCGATCCCTGCCGGCAGGGGCAGCTGAACCAGAATACCGTCGATGGTCTTATCGGCATTCAGAGTGTCGATAAGCTCCAGCAGCTCGGCTTCGCTGGTGGTTTCCGGGAGATCGTAAGAGCGGGAGACGAAGCCCACTTCTTCACATGCTTTGCGCTTGCTGCCGACATAAATCTGCGAGGCAGGGTTGCTGCCGACCAGCACGACGGCCAGCCCAGGGGCGCGTTTTCCGGCCGCAACGCGAGCCTTCACTTTTTCCGCAACCTCAGAGCGTACCTGCTGCGCAATCGTTTTACCGTCAATAATTTTTGCTGCCATCAGAGAGAGGATTCCATCTGTATCTTTACGAAAGGGGGATGAGGATATTTTGTCAGAAGCGGGCCTCGCTGTCAGTCCTCGTTTGCTGTTTTATCCTGTCTGAGGCTAATTTAGCCTGTTATGACCATGGTTATTGCATGGTTATTGGTGCGTTGCGCCTGGCCACTGAGTCGATTTACGTGCGCATTAGCCCCGGCGGTATGCTTCTTGTACAGTTGGTGGGGGATATTTCGCCAGCGTCGTATAAGCCCCGCAGTTTCCTGGCAAAATGGATTGACTCGACCGACGTGGACCGTATAATTCCACGCGTTTCACTCCGCGAAGCACTTGCTTCTCAGGGCGCCCTTAGCTCAGCTGGATAGAGCAACGGCCTTCTAAGCCGTAGGTCACAGGTTCGAATCCTGTAGGGCGTGCCATTAAGAAACAATAACTTACGCAAGTTTCAAACCAGCCTGATTTCCCCCTTGTGTCGTATTTGTGTCGCTAGCGCCAAAAATGGCGTCAATTTTCCGTGCGTGTTCGGTCAGGTGGTTCGGCGCCAGGTGAGCATAGCGACGTACCATCTCGATGCTCTCCCATCCTCCCATTTCCTGTAAAACAGAAAGCGGGACGCCGGACTGGATTAGCCAGCTCGCCCAGGTGTGCCGGAGGTCGTGAAAACGGAAATCCTCGATCCCCGCTTTTTTCAACCCGGCGCGCCAGGCGTTATTGTCATCCACCCGCATTTTTCTAACCGCGGGCGTTAGTGTTCCATCAGGGCGATGTTTTGCCGTGGTGTGAACGAACACCCACCGGGAGTGCTTCCCTATCTGATCCCTTAATACCCTGCATGCGGTATCATTCAGAGCTACGCCAATCGCCTTGCCCGCTTTTGCGTTCTCCGGATTTACCCATGCAACCTTTCTCTGCATATCGACCTGCTGCCACTCAAGCCCGATGATGTTTGAGCGGCGCAGGCCGGTTGCCAGTGCAAATATCACCACTGGTTTAATGCTCTCCGGCATGCACTCGATCAGCCGCTCAGCTTCTTCTCTGGTCAGCCACCGTATCCGCTTACTGATCGGCTTGCGGGTTTTGATAACAGGGGCTGTTTTTATCCAGCCCCAGTCATTCGCCGCGGCCCTGAGAAGGGAACGAATGAAGGAAAGGTGTTGCGCCTTCGTCGCCTGCGAAACCTGCCGTGGTTTGTACTCCGGAACAGGCTTACCCTTCCTCAGCGCGGCATCACGCTTACTCTCCCACACCTGCAGGTGTTTACGGTTGATCATCCCGTTAACGGCTTCATGAACTTCCTCCGCCGTTATCTTCGAGACATCACGGCCGGAAAAATGCTGCAGCCAAAACTCAATTTTGGTTTTGTCATCATCCAGCGATCGCTTATGGTCTTTTTCGCGCAACCACCGGATGCAGCACTCTTCGAAGGTTCTGACGGGCAGGTCGCCGATCTGGTCAACCCGCCACGCTTCCGCCTTCAGCTTGTCGTGGAGCTCCTGAGCCTGCTTTTTGTCCCCCGTGCCAAGAGATCGCCTAACTCTTTTTCCTGACGGCGTAAAGAAATGACAGTGCCACACGCCGCCCCTGAGGGTGATTGACATAAAACTTCTCCTTTATGTTCACCCGCGTTCGCGATGACAGGATCGCGCGGGGTTTTCAAATATGCAATACACGCCGCCTCGGTCGTTCTGTACTTGTTGCCGACTTTACGGCCGGCGAGCTCTCCAGAATCAATAAGGCGGTAGATCACCCGCGCAGACACGATGAGCAAATCGGCGGCCTGCTGTGCTGTTATCGGTTTGTCAGACGTCATATCACCTCCGATGCTTACCGCGTAATTCCTCTTCTTCCTGACAGTCAGCACAGCGCTGGCATCCCGCCACCAGTTCCCGGCGCGCTCGGGTATCTCTTCCCCGCAGTCGCGGCAGTGAGTAGCAGAAACCGCCGCATGGTTGATGCGCATGTTCTGGATGGTCATTTCCAGCCGGCGCTCTGCCAACTCGTTGGCCTGATCGATGAGTTCTGCGCTCATGCTGAAACTCCCTTAACGGCCAAGAACGTAGCCATCGCTTTATCAACAATCTTCGCGTTGTGGTATTTGCTGATTGCCCATGTGATGGCGAACAGAATCCATCGGAAATGGCTGGTATACGTTTTAAATGTCAGTCCTTCGCAGACATCCCAAGCGCTCCAGCCAGCTGGCCAATCAGCATCATAAACAGCCTGATAAGCCTCCCATTCATTGTTGAAACCCGCCCGGCACAAGCCGCGGACGATTTCGCGCACCACTGCTTTGTCGCTATCGGGTGTGTCGTCATCGTCGCCCCAGTCGTCATCTTCTTCTGGCTCCTCGCTTTCGTCGTCCCCCAGGTAATCACTCAGAGACTCTTTCAGGCTTTTGCAGAACGCGTCGTGGTCATACTCTTTTGCCAGCATTTCTCGTGCCGAACATCCCGCGCCAGCCTCCAGCTTTTCAGCCCAATAATGGGTATTGATTCCACCCTCCCAGGCGCCAAAAAAGTCGAACATGTCCGCGATGCGACTGAATGTCCAGGTTCCCATGTCGCCGGTTACGGTCAAGTAACCAGGCCATGTGATAACGTCGTAGTAGTAGCAAGATGTTCCCGGCTGCTGCATGCGCAGGTGGCGATACAGCCCATCGTCACGGATGATTTCCAGACGGTGAAATGCGGTATCAATCAAAAATCGTGAGTCAATTTCGAAGAAGCTCATAACTCGACTGCCTTACTCAGCTTCTCGCCGAGAGCAACGATGTAGTCGCGCAATTCTTGCAGTGACTGCGCTTCTGATTGCAGAATTTCACGATGGCAAAGTTCTTTCACCAGGTGCTCAAACTTGCTGTAGTAGCCGAGTCGAGCCAGCGTTTCCTGACCGGCGTTCTTACCATCCTTAATGATGCGTTTCTCGTTCAGGATGAGGTCATGCGTTGACCCTGTGACGATGTATTTATCACCGAGTTCGATGTGTAGGTTTTTGCTCATGATTCCACTCCATACCGCCCATTCATGCGGCCAATAACACTGACAAATTTCACCAGGCTGACACCCATCGGCTTTACCTTCTCGTAGTGCTTGCGAAGGATGGGGGGGGCATACAGCGTTCCACTTCGGTTTAGGCTTTACGCTCATCGCTTTGGTTATCTCTTCGGCGCAGCGACGAGCCTGGGCGCGGAGAGCGTTTTCTTTTTCTTCTGGCGTCATGCGACCCCCATATAAGCGCGAATGAAAGCCGCAGCTGCCTGGGCGTTTATGGCGTTGCCGTACCCTTTCAGGCGACCGACGCGGTTGCTGCTTGCCACTCTTGCCACCCCGGGCTCGACTCGTCCCATGCGTGTGGCAGCCCCATCAACCAGCGGGAATGTGCCGGGTTCAACTGGACGCCATTTGCCATCTCGGCAAAAGAGCCAGTCCGCATCTCGCCAAAAACCGTTAACCTCAAGGGCCCGCACAGGCTCGCCGCCCATCCGATTTTGTTCGGTGTTTCCCTGCCGTCCGCGCTCATTTGTACCGTCGTTGCATTGGTGATGTAGTTGACCTGTGGCGTTGGCCAGCCCGTCATGAACGCCTGGCGCGGCAGCTGGTCCAGTCGCTCTTTCCCGTCCCGCTGCGCCGTCATTCCCGCCGAATCCTTCCAGTCGCGTGACGTTGGAGTTACCCAGCCCGCCATCTTCACCAGCCCGGCAAGATTCTCCAGCCCTCTCTTTGTTTCTGGCTGATCCTTTGTGTTCGCGACCGGCGTCGGCCAGCCAGACAACATCGTCGCCGTCTGAATATTCATCCCGCCCTGTCGCCCGGACGTTCCCGCGCCGGTCACTGATGACGCTGTCGGCGTTGGCCACCCAGTAGGCCCGTTCTCTGATGTGCGGCGCACCGATGCCCGCTGACGTAAACGGCACAAGCCCGAAGGCGTATCCCAGTCCTTCCAGGTCTGCTTGTACAAGGTCGAACCATACGTTTGCGTTACCTGCTGCAACCTGTTCGCCAAAGACATGCTGAGGTCTGCGCTCGCTGATGAGATGGAAGAGGTGGGGCCAAAGGTGCCGCTCGTCAGCAAATCCATCGCCTTTGCCTGCCGCGCTGAAAGGCTGGCACGGGCAGGAGCCAGTCCAGACCGGGCGATCGTCAGGCCATCCGGCGAGGCGGAGGGAATGGGACCAGACGCCGATACCGGCGAAAAAATGGCACTGGGTAAATCTTCTGAGGTCGTCAGGTGTGACATCTTCAATACTCCGTTCGTCAACTTCGCCCTGGGCGATATGCCCGGCGGCTATGAGGTTACGCAGCCACTGCGCCGCGAATGGGTCGATCTCGTTGTAGTAAGCTGCCGCGCTCATGCTGCCTCCGTCTTCACAACGTCGATGGCGCAGCCGGGTATCAGCTCAACGGAAGCGGTGGCGCACTGGTTGCCCCAGTGACTCCAGCCTGGCGCTGCGCTGCGGCTGAATAACTCAATCCGCGGCACGTCGCCATAGAGCAGTTCCAGGCGGTGCCGAACTTCCCACGGTTTCTCGCTGTGCGCGCCGAGTGGGCTGTAGACCACCTGCTTAATGCCGGCGTGCTTGCGCTCCAGCCCGGCGCCGCGGGTGGCGATCAACACGTCTTCGGTATTAGCGCGGGTATGGTTGCCACCGTTCATGCGCGTCTCTGCATTCAGCAGGTCGAGGAAGTCGTAAAAGTCGGCAACCTCTCCCTCTGCCAGAGCCTTGGTAATGCGCAGTTCGGCCAGCTGGTTCAACTTCACCCAGGTGAAGCCCTTCATGGTGCGCACCGTAAATCCCCAGGCCTGGGCCAGCTCGATCGCCTCCTGGTTGTGGGTGCCGGTGTACCACATCGCCAACACGGCGTTATCCGCGGCGAGCTCCCACACCGGGAGCCGCTTCATATCGAGCAAGCTCATGGTGGGGTAGTGATCGACGGCGGCACCGTTGCTGATCGTGTTCCCGTAAGACCAGGCCGGGTCAGCATAGATAAGTGAGTAGCGGTTCATAGGACTGACTCCATTTCATCGATATAGAGGCCAGATGCGATAAGCCGGCGGCGCCGGGCCGCTTTATCAATACATTTCTGGCGGTTGCCAGAGGCGGCCTGAGCTATCGAGCGCTTAGTGAACAGGCGAGTTTTACCCTGCGGTGTAATGACCTTTGGCCTTGTGATGAGGTCAAAGGTGCGATCGCAGATGCCGTCCTCGTTGAGCCAGGTTTCCGATGCGACCAGCTGCGCAATGCGGCCTTCTCCCTTGGTTATGCCGTTCGCTACACGGTTAAATTCGACAAGCGTCACGCCGAACTTCTCCGCTATTTCGCTGCCGGTTACAGGGCGGCCGCGAGTCTGAATCATCCAGATCACGCGCTCGCGAAGGCCGGAGAATTTCCCGACTTTGCCGGGCCTGCGGTAAAATGGAGTGCGTTTCATTCGATCTCCAGTATCATTCGCTTAGTCTCTGCCACAAGGGAGAGGAACTCATTCCTTCTCGCGCGAAGGCGGGCTATTTCTGATTGGCACTCAGCGGCTGTCAGACGGTAAACAATGAGTTGCTTTCCTTCAGGGAAATCAGAGCAGTAGCTGATGAAGTCAACCCAATCCCGGCCAGAGCAATCAAGGTGGCCGATTAGTTGCCATCTATATGCCGGATCGAAGGCGCCGCGGGTGAGGGTGGCGTAGTGAGTGGCGGCAATTACCGACTTAATCTCAACCAACCCGTCCCGGCCAACGAGTCCGTCTGGACTATCCCCATACGTTTCGTGATCAAAGAAACCGCCGTTATCCACGTCGACGAAGTTCATCTCTTCGTACAGCATGCGAGCGATTGGCTCCTGTTCGTGGCCGCGCTCCATATGGTCGTTTGTGAAGCCAAACTCAGACTTGCACCCTTTAATCTGCTCAAGAGCTAACTGAAGCGCATAACGCTTGGCTGGCTCACCAAACGCCTTGCCATCGTTAGCCATAATCAAGCCGAAGTTTGAAGCGGTAGCCTTCCCAAGGCGAAGAGCATCCCACTCTTCCCCGTTTTGCTCGACGTCATGCCAGATCATGCTGAGCACTCCTGTTCCAGTTGGCGGCGATGCTCTGGAGAAATGTCCATTCTCGCCAGCACTGCATCCAGGTTGCCATCGCGCTTGAAGGCGGCCTTAGCGTTATTCCATGCCTGCGTTTTTTCCGGCGAAAGCACAGGTTTTGAAACGCGCGCTGGGCTTAAGCGGAGACCTTCAACCGATTCCTTTCCGAACCTGACATTTTTATCGACGTAAACAGTGACTTTCACGCCGACCCAATCCTCAAGGAATGGCGATCCGGTAATGCTTTTCAGCATCTTGCTGTTGGTGGCATTCAGGATCATTGGCTTAAGCTTTTCGCCAGGGCGCAACTCGCTCTCCTCAAAATAAGCGGTGTTAAAAACGTCTTTAGTTTTTTTGGTTTTGTCGCTTTCTAACGTTGCCCGGGCGATCGTCAGCACCGTGGGTTCAACGATGTCGGCACTGCTCAGGTATGGAGAATCGAAAGCCTTACGGTAATGTGTTTTTGAATCTGTCATTTTGCAGCCTCTCTGATGAATCTGTTTACCAAAGGCCTGAGAGCATCCTGAATAGTGAAATGCTCGCGTCGCTCTTTGCTGCTGTCATAAATCGGTGTCCAGCCGCATCCCGTATTCACCTGGATTACCTGGTAACTACCTTTCCCATCTCTCCACTGAATTCCGTTCATCGAGAGCCACTCCTTGAAGTCGGCTAATTTCGATTTGTGGAGTAAATTTCTGCGGGCCATTAACTCTCTCCTTAAAACGGGCAGCCGGTGCGGTGGTCCCAGTCGTATTCCGCCTGGGCGTAAGCTACTGCCGAGATGAGATCGTTATATGCCTCGCCAGCTGCATCGCTGCGGAGGCCTTCGTATGGGCTTTTGTCCATCGGCACAGAGAAGCGGAACAGGCCTGACGGCTCTTTCGGCAGGGCGTCGATAATTTCCTGCGCCCGATCGTCAATCCACTTTTGCTTTTCTTCGGTGAGCGACTGTTCAGCCCATTTCCGTTCTTCGATAGCGTCGTATGCGCGGTATGCGTTCATAGCTCGCTCCTGAAATTTGGTTGTAAGAATCCCGGCACCGTATTGGCTGCCTGATAGCTCAGTTAAATTCTTCGTTTCGATTACCGGCTGAGACCTTGTCCCAACCCGTTCAGATAAACTTCAACCAGCAAGTCGGTTGTGTAAGTCCGCTCAATCCCGCGATGCAGGTACAGGCGGCCGCGTTTATTTGCTGATGCTGTCCAGGTGCTTTCCCGATGCTTAACGAGCATCCCTGGCAGAACGGCGCCGCGGTTAACGGTCTGTGTCCCGTAATGATGACTAACCATTGAACACCCCCGTAACGTGCAGAATTTTGATAATCAACGCCGTCCAGATAACGCCGCAGATCAGCAGGCAGTAAATCAGTGAACGAATGCCTTGTTTGCTCATTTGCCACCCCAGCACGGATAGCTAACTGCGATAACAGCAACCAAAAACGGAACGACCTTTAACCAAAAATTACGCCATGCAGGCTTGTCTTGTTCTCGGATCATCTCTTCACCTTTGCCTTATCGCGGCTAACGGAGCGTTGTTACCTATTACCGGCGCCAACGTTGTTGTTTGGATGAGATTATAATACTCCGGGTATTATTTTATATCAATACCGCCAGTATTATAATGTTTAATAAAAATACTAAAGGTATGATTTTAAAGTTAATTTATTTTTGTAAAGAGTGCTGTCATGCTCAAAAAAACGCCAAAGAGGGTAGCGCCATGTCGAATGAGGATGAGTTTTTCGCAGAAATGCACCCGCAGATAGCGCAGATTATCGGGATGGCGGTTATGCAGATGCTGGTTGAGAAGCGCGAGCCATCAAGAGAGGCGCTGATAGAGATGATTCAGGTGTTGTGGCAGGGAGACCAGGTAGATCTGTCTGTGGAGCTTGCACTGGATGTGCTGATGCTGCGGGAAGAGTAGGGCCGGTAGTCAACAGCTTGCCAGCAGTGATGCCGTTAACCATGGGGATCGGGGCGATGTTCAAATGGTGGGCAAATGAAGATAAAAAGTGTATATTTTCTAAATAATCAATTACTTGTGTTGGTGGTCGGGTGCTGTCCGATATGGATCGGAAGGCACTAAAAACCCGGCTCGGTGGCCGGGTTGCTCTATAGACTTTGAACCAGTGTCTTGATAGCTGTTCCATATCTTTCAAGTGGCTCATTATTGATCTGAGGTTCTGTGTCGTGAATTTGGTATCTGCCCGGGGTAATATCAAAAAGAGGTCGCCCCAAGTGTGAAGATACAATTGCAACAGAGTGATTGTCTGGCACTGTAAAAGTTTTGAGTTCTCCACCTTGAAAGGAGTTAGGCTTAATTTTTCTTAAGTTTTCAGCTCTTAGCATTATCTCATTGAACATTGCTGAGAATGCCTTGCTTGCTCTTTTGTCATACTCAGTAGAACGGTTGAAAACCAGGGAGTGAATGACGGGTACGGAAATCCCGAAGTTTAAGCATCTGTCATAGAAGTTAACTGCCCTGTAATCGTTCTGAACTCCTACCCCATAGACCAGCTGGCTTAGGTTATCAACAGCACGAGCAGATGAGCCATCGCTCGAGCATGGAACAATGATCGCGTTGGCTGCTATAAGAGAAAGCTCTGTATATGCCGAAAAGCTGGGGTTACAGTCAATGAAGCAAACAGTATCTTCAATTCCCTGCTGTTGTGCGCATGCCACAAGTAAGTCACGCAGCCATAAATGGATGCTCTTCCAAGAATCTACAGGAAGGTTAACGCTGCTCAACTGGTTAATAACCTGAGCTTGTACCTCTAAACTTGGGTCGCCAGCGATCAAGAAAACGTTGGCTGGTATATGGGAATTAGTTTCATTGGCATGAATCAGGTAACTTGTTTCAGCCCCAGTAATCATGTGAGGGCTGCGTGTTCTGCGGTCGAAATATCCACCAATAGTTTTACGCTGTTGGATTAATGCTGCAAGTCTGGATGCGCCAGTCCCATTACCTCCAAGCAAAATTTCAGAAAGGTTTGCCTGGGGGCACATGTCCGCGAAAATCACACGTTTTTCTGGATTCTGGCGAGCATACTCTGTCGCCATTGCGAATGATAGATAGGTTTTACCTACTCCACCTTTGTTGTTCCAGATTGCATATGATTTCATGGTGTCATCAACGCCTTGTGCTGCTTGTTTTGCTGTTATAGTCATATTAACAGTTCCTTATTAACAATCTAGAGGCAACCCTTTAGTTTCATATGATTTATGGTTTGTTATTTTCCTGAGCCACATCACCTCTGTTACCTCTCATCATCCAAACACCTCATCAGGCCACTTACTGGCTATCCATGCTTCCTGTACGTCTGCGGCATTACCAAAAACACATCGAACTACCGGTCTGGCTCACTCAAAGTCATCGCGCTCATCCTTCTGCTTGAAGAAAACTTTATCCAGCCTGAGCACTATCCCAACCAGTCCGATAATCAGCAAAGTAATGAGTATTGGGATAATCAGATCAGACATGCTTCCTCTGTGTGCTAAGGCTTTACCTATGCTTCCTGTATGTCTGCGGCATGCTGCTGATCACACGAGTCTCAACTTAGTTTCTACAGCCACCCCAATGATTCGACAGTTTCCGTTGATGGGTACCATTGGCCATTGTGGATTCAATCCCTTCAGGTACTTCTGGCCACCATCGATTATCAGCTTTTTGAATGTCGCCTCGTTTGATTCGGACAGCTTTGCAATAACAAGGCTTCCGTTGATTGGCTCCCTGCCTGTATCGAAAAGAACATACGTACCCTCCGGTATGCTAAGGCCGGCAGGGGCGGTCATAGATTCCCCCTCAACCAACAACCAGAACGCATCCCCCTGGATGTGAGCGTCTGATTCGAGCCATAGATCGATATCTTTAAGTGCATACGGCTCGCACGCTTCCGACCAATGCCCAGCCTGAATCTTGCTTAATACAGGGTATTTAATGCCTGGGGTGTACTGGCCTACATACTTGGCATTCGATGTAGCGGCAGCACTCATTACAGATATTTCTTTCGCAAGGCTGGGGCTAAAATCAGAGACATCCACCTGGAGGGCTCTGGCAAAAACAGCAGCCACGGCAGCATTAAGGGCATTCCTGCCATTCAAGTAATGCCCAACGCCACCCTGAGATATGTCTAGCATGTCAGCTATTGATTGCTGTGTTATCCCAAGCTCTTTTTTCTTGGCTTCATAGAGGGCTTTCAGCCTTTCTGCGTCAGCAATCTGAGCCGATGTCAGTGTCTTTTTCTTTTCCATTTTCAAATAGTAATACCAATGCTCTTATTTTAAAAATACCCTAGGTATTGCAATGTTTAATACTTGTGGTATTGTTTGCTCATGAGTTGATAGGAGCTAACCACATGAAAATTTCTTTAGCTGAATACGTTGACGAAGTTGGACAGGCAAGAGCTGCTGATGCCATCGGCGTTCACCAGACCGCAATTAGTAAAGCTATCCGGGTGGGAAGGAAGATTTTCGTTAACACGCTGCCTGATGGAAAAATTAAGGCTGAAGAGATCAAGCCTTTCCCACACAACAGAAATCCTGATTAAACAAAGCTGAATTGAGCAGTCAGCGGGTTCTGACTGAGTAATTCAGCTATTCCAATCACCACCAGAGGAAGTATCACAAATGGAGAGTTCAACGACACGCAACAAAGTGGAGGCTCGCAGGATAGAAAGCTGGTTACACAGCCAGATAGCTGAACTGGGAACCACGAATATCGCCAAAGTGGCCGGAGTGAATAAGTCGACGGTGAGTCGCTGGCGGGAAAGTCTGCTGCCAAACATGTCGCTGCTGCTGGCCATCCTGATTTCTAACAGGCCGGGAGAGAAAGGTGATTTTGAAGCATGAGTGGGAACAGAAAGGCGAAAGCCGCAGTGCGGGAACACTAACGGCTTTCTAAGCGAATTAACTGAACAAATTCACAGGAGTAATTATGCCTAAGAGCAACAGATTTTACCAGGCACAAACACACAAAAATGTTACCCGCGATCGCTTCATTCGCTCGGTTAACCCGGTGGTTGGCATGAAAATGCGCGCCATCCTGGAAGAGCTGAAACGGAAGGAGAGTGGCCGTGAGTAACGTTCTCCGCATATCCGATTTTAGAGGGTCTCAGAAGCCCATGGAGAAACCTCAGCCATCAGGGCAGGGGTTGGTATTCCTGCACCGCAAAGTAAGAGAGCTGCCGTTCTACAAGACCGACAGTGAAGCCGTCCATCTGTGGATCCATCTCATCATGGAGGTGAATTCAGCTGACGGGATGGTAACCACAGAGTTTGGTGAGCATCCGGTTTCCCGCGGTCAGGTGATCACCGGGCGACATACTCTGTCGAAAGACACGGGAATAGCACCTGACAGGGTTAAGTACCTGCTGAACAAGTTCGCGAAAATGGGCATGATCACCACCCTGGCAAACAAGAAATTTACACTCTTAACCGTCACCAAATATGACGATTATCAGCAATTTTTTGTGCCAACAGAATGCCAACAAAGTGCCAACGCAAACCCAGTAACCACGCTGCGTACCGGCGAGGTTGTGCCAACAGAATGCCAACAAAGTGCCACAAACAATATATTAAATAATATCTCTTCTACTGACGTAGAAGAGAGTGCATCAGCGTCACCAAAATCCGAACCTAAAAAACAGTCTCTCAGCTGTGAGCAGGTTGTCGAAGTTTATCACCAGGTGTTACCGGAGGCGCAGGGCATCAGGGTCCTTACTGATAAACGCCGCAACCTGATCCGCTCGTTCTGGCAGAAAGCCAACAAAATTACCCGTCAGCTTGATGGTCACAGCTTTACCCTGGCCGACTGGGAGTCTTACCTGAGCTACATCGCCAGTAACTGCCGCTGGATGCTTGAGAATCGCCCTGATCAGCGCACCGGTAAAACTTGGCGCCGCAAGTCGCTGGAATACTTCCTGAACGTCGATGTCTACGCCAAAACGCGCGAGGGGGCCTGTGATGACCTCTGATTTCATGACACCTCCGCACAGCATTGAAGCAGAGCAGAGCGTACTTGGCGGACTCCTGCTGGACGACGACAACAGCGAGCGTACTCAGAAGGTACTTTCGATTCTCAAGCCAGAATCGTTCTACTCGCGTCAGCACCAGGTCATTTTCGCAGAAATGCGCCAGATGTACCGCGACCATAAGCCGGTTGATCTGCTGACCCTGTTTGATGCTCTCGATAGCAAGGGGCTGACGGAAACCGTTGGTGGCTTTGCATACCTGGCTGAAATGTCGAAGAACACGCCAAGCGCGGCGAACATCGTGGCATATGCGATGCGTGTTCGTGAGACCGCTATGGAGCGCTACGGCATCGAGAAAACAACGAAGGCAATCGAGTTGCTTTATGCCCGCAACGGCATGACAGCGGAGCAGAAATTTGACGCTATTCAGGGGTTATTCACTGAGATAACCGATCACGTAAAAACAGGTCGACGGACAGGGCTTCGCACGTTCTATGACGCTGTAACTGACTGGTCGGCGGAATTCGACGAAAGGCTCAAGCCGGATGGTCGTTCCCGCGGATTGTCGACCGGGATCCGATCCCTTGATGAGCTTCTCGGTGTGAAGCGCATTGTGCGCGGCAGCCTGTTTGTTATCGGCGCACGTCCGAAGATGGGTAAAACCACGCTCTATACCCAAATGGGCGTTAACTGCGCCACGGTCGAAAATGAGCCGGCCCTTATGTTTTCTCTGGAAATGCCGGAAGGGCAGATGGTGGAGAAAATCACTGCGCAGAAGGGGCGGATCTCTCCAAACCTGTTTTACCCGGACATGACTAAAGATGACTACGGCTATCGCGGCGACTGGAACGGCGATCTGAAGAAAGCTACCGGCGTTATGGGAGCGCTGATTGACACTAATAACCTCCTGATTGATGACACCCCGGGTATTTCACTGGCTCATGTCGTGGCTGAGTCACGTCGCATCAAGCGTGAACGCGGAAAGGTCGGAATGATCCTCGTTGACTACCTGACGCTGATGACTGCCGATAAGGCAGAGCGTAATGACCTGGCTTACGGGCTGATCACCAAAGGCCTCAAGACCCTGGCGAAGGAGCTGGATTGCGTCGTAGTTCTCCTGACTCAGCTTAACCGTGAGCTTGAGAAGCGAACCAATAAGCGTCCCTTGCCGAGCGACTCCCGCGACACCGGGCAGATTGAACAGGACTGCGATTACTGGCTAGCCATATACCGGGAGGGCGCCTACGACGAGAACGCAAACCAGAGTGACACGGAGCTCCTCCTGCGCCTTAACCGGCATGGTGAGACAGGTGTTGTCTATTGCGAGCAGCGTCACGGGGCGATTTACGACTGCGATCAGGAGGCTGCCAGTCAGCGCCGGCGCGAGAAAGAGGAAAAACCGACCAAGCGGGGTGGATTTTGATGACAGGCAAAGACGCAATTCTGAACTACCTGAAAACGCATAAAACCTGCAGTTCTCCAGATGTCGCCGCGGCTTCAGGGATGACGCATACCTGCATCAACCAGGCTGCAAATATCCTGGCAAAGCAGGGGGTACTGGTAGCGGAAGCTCGGGTGTGGCGTACGGTTTACTACCGGTTGGCCACTGAAGAAGAGATTGCAGGCAAAAAGAGCACCAATCAGATTTTCAACGAGTGTCGGCAAAGCCCGGCGATGAAGCGGGTACTGGCTGTTTACGGGAGGGCGCAGGCATGAAATTTATCAAATTAAGCCAAAGGGGAACGGTAGAGCGCCAGGGCAAATATGGCTGGGAGCCTGAAACAGTCTACGAGCCTGTATTTGTTGCCGCAGGTCACATCGTCAGCATGTTTTTCGCTGGCGTGACAATCCTGAAAACGACCTCCGGAGAACGCATTGACGTGAAAGAGACCCCGGAAGAAATCATCGCCATGCTTACCGAAGGATCCGCCAAATGACTATCACATTACAGACAGTAAACGAGCTCATCGCCTCCCTGGAGAGCGCAGGCGAGCTGTCGATCAAAGAGCGGAAGTATCTGGAGCTGGCGAAAGCGTACCAGCAGCTGGCTGCGGAGAATGCACGATATTCGATGTCTGCAGGACATGCCGACCAGAGGATGGCTGAATCTCGCGCTGTGCGCTCTGCTCTCGGCTTTAAGCCAGATGCAGACGATGTTTCCCCATCCGATCTGGTGGAGGCAATAAACCAAATCGTGGCGGAGTTATGCGTCATTCGTACTGCTCACCCTCAACCTCTTGGACCAGCAATGGACGCTGCGATCGATGCATTTAATGCGGAGGAAATGCCAGAGACTGGGATGCTCAACGCTCACTTCATCCTGCGTGAAAGCATCCGCATCAAAACCCCCGCCACCGATCGCATCGTGGCCGGGATTAAGGCTGATGGGGTGGAGATGTTCGCTCTGATGTTTGCTGAAGAGGCGATCAAAGACAACAACATCACAACCGGCTGGAAAGCCAGAGCAAGCAGAGCGGCCTCTGAATACGCAGAGTTGCTGCGCGAGGGGGCCAAATGATCACTGGGACCACGAATTACGATGAAGTTCCTGATGTTCGTTGCACCTTGTGCGGCGGTTATTACAAAGCCGACGATCCGGAAAGTCACGAATGTGAGGATGCAGCATGACTGATATCACCGAACTGGCGCAGAGAGTCGAGCGCATAATCTCAGATGTGAAGCTGAAACACGGCGGTAATGATACTTACGCGCCAATCATGAAATGGGATGAATTCAGCGCGCTGGTAGAGGCGCTGGAGAAGGCGCAGCAGCGCATCGCCAAGCTGGAGTCACGCACCGTCAACGTGAAGCTTCCAACCACAATAGAGCCAACCGCGTTCTCTCCGTGGGTGGCAAAGGCATTTTACCAATTCCATAAGGATACGGTTAAGTCATGTTTTGCGGTGTTTTCAGATGCGTGCGCAGCCGCTGGCATCAAGGTGGAGGTTGAGTGATGTTCAAAATCGAAAGTTCCGAACAACGCCTCAAGCGGGTTCTCACAGAAAACGCCGGTAAATTCACCATCGACGAAGACGGCGGGATCCATACCAACTGGCAGCATCCCGAAGTACAGGCAACTATGCGCAGGCACTTTGAGGCGCTCAGCAAAATTAAGGTGGACCGGAAATGAGCGAATTTTTACGAGAAACACTACTCAACATTATCGAGACTGACCATGTGCAATGCGGTGAGGCTTCGGCATTGGCCCGCATGGCGCTGGCCGCAATGGACAGCGAGCCGGTGGCGTGGACATGGCACTATCGTGAGCAATGGCATGTTACAAACGATTCTCGCCGCGCAGAATTTGTCGCAAAAGATGGTGATGTGGCTGTACTGCCGCTCTATCGCCACGCGCACCCAGCGCCGTTAGTATCGGAGGTCAGTCCGTTAGTATCGGAGCAGCCAGCGCCGATAGTGCAGCCAATGATGTTTATTGATGGCGATATTTCATCTGATGACGCCGATAAACTGGCAAAAGTCATTCGTGATTTCAACGAAGAAGACGAAAGGCCATTAGCAAAAATGGCGCGGATTATCCGTGAAAATCCACACCCTACAAATGAATGTGACATGCCGAAAGCGCAGCCAGCGCCGGTAGTCTATAGCGATTTTGAGTCATTCTGGTCATCGTACATTCATCCTCTGGCGCAGGATGACGAGCTGAAGGGCTTTGCGTGGGACATCTGGTGCGCCGCCATGCTCCAGGCTGGAACCCTCACCAATGAGGATACCAAACAAGCATGGACTGGCATCCCTGATATCGATAACGCCATCAACACGCTCGACCGCATCGATACACTGGAAAGTTGCGATGATGACCGTATTGAGGCTGTTAAGACCGTTTTGCGCGGACTGGCTGGCAACTCCCCGGTAATTACGGATAGTTCAGCGGACATGCTTCGGCGTTGGTTGGCCTTTGGTCGCGGCATGCAAAATGCAGGAAGCCAGCTTCCTCACAACCTGATTGCGGAAACTGAGTCCATGCTTGCAGCCGCCCCGCAGTCACCCGGCATTGAACCCGCTACCGTGCCGGGTAAATGGATTGCGGTAAGCGAGCGGATGCCGATAGAGTTTGAGGCAGTAATCGCTTTCGATGGAGATCAGGTTTATGGCGAGGCCATGTATAGCTCTGATGATGGATTTACCATTGATGGCTATGAGCCATGCGACAGATTGAATTTGCAAAATGTAACCCACTGGATGCCGCTGCCAGCCGCCCCGCAGGAGGTGAACCATGGCTGAGTTACGCGCAGGTTGTCAGGCGATGATTATTGGTGGCTTCTACCGTACCAATGACGGGAAGGCTGTACTGGTTGCAGGCTTTGTGCCGAATGGCTCCCGGTTTACCTGGAATGGAGAGGTGTACGCCGAGCCGGTGCCTATGGGAGATGCATGGTTGGTATCAGGCGACTTGGTGGCGCGAGATGGCTCTACTGGAGAGGCGAAAAGGATGGATTTCGCGCTGATGCCAGCAAAATACCTGATGCCAATAGACGGCGACGACTTCAGCAATGAAGACCAGCGCCAGAAGGAGCGGGAGTATGCCTAAATCCCCCGCAGAACGCAAAGCCTCCCATTGAAATCAAACCCCTCTCCGGAGGGGTTTTTCTCGTATATGCTCATTTTGCTTTTATCCCCGGGAAGGGCGATAATTACCTCGTCAGCCTGAGCAACTGACGACTTACTTCCGGCGCCAAGTGGGGACACATGGCGCAAACACTGCAATTTGAGAAGAGTTATCAAAACGTACTGATTCCCGCAGAGCCGGGAACCAGCGAATACCTGCAACTTATCCCGGTAGGGCAACTGCTTTGCGGTGAGTTCCGCAAGCCACGGAATTACGCATTCCACAAAAAGTTCTTCAAGCTTCTGACTCTCGGGTATCACTACTGGACACCTTCCGGTGGACTCATTGAGCCCGCGGAGCGCACTCTCATATCCGGGTTTATCGACTTTCTCTCATCCGACCTCGATCAGCGCGCTGCGCTCCAGAACGCCTCCGAGATGTATCTCTCCTCGGTCGGTATTTCTCGTTCCCGCGATATGGCGCTGCTGAAACACTTCGAATCATTCCGCGAGTGGGCAACCATTCAGGCTGGCTTTTACGACGAATACCAGATGCCTGACGGTAGCCGTCGTCGTGTCGCAAAGTCGATCTCCTTCGCCAGCATGGACGACAGCCAGTTTAACGGCGTCTACAAATCAGTGCTGAATGTGCTCTGGAACTACATTCTGCGTCGCAAATTCCACTCGCCGGCTGAGGCTGAAAACGCCGCCAGTCAGCTGCTGAGCTTTGCGGGGTGATGGCTATGCAATGTCTTCTCGCCAAAGTAATGGAGCGCGGCATCTTCCGCGTGCCGGCGCGCCGCAAGCGCAAGGTCGAAGTTAAGCCTTCCGACATCCCCACCTTTCACTATACGGCTCACCTGGCAGATGTCCGCTGGCTGCGCCGCGCTGCCAGAAGGAAAATTGCATGAGCCTCTACCAAAGCATTAATGGTGCTAGATGGCGCAGCATCTGGGTTGTAGGCGATCTGCATGGGTGCCATACGCTGCTGATGAAAGAGCTGGAAAAGGTCCGTTTTGATCCATCGTGTGATCTGCTGATTTCAGTAGGTGACCTTATCGATCGTGGTGCGGAAAACGTCGAATGCCTTGAGCTAATCGCAATGCCCTGGTTCAAGGCTGTCAGAGGGAACCATGAGCAGATGATGCTCGACGGACTATCCTCCTCCGGGAACGTGAATCACTGGCTCGCCAACGGTGGCGGATGGTTCTTTAACCTTGACTACGACAAAGAACGCCTGGCTATCGCGTTGGCGCATTTGGTTGCAGGTTTGCCACTTATCATCGAGGTAATGACCGAGGGTAAGAAGGTGGTGGTATGCCATGCTGACTACCCGCATAACGAATACTCATATGGAAAGCCCGTCGATGCAGAACAGGTGATCTGGAATCGTGAGCGAGTGAGCGCGGCTCAGGATGGGATTGTGAATGAAATATCCGGTGCAGACCTGTTTATTTTTGGGCACACCCCGGCACATCAGCCAAGCCAGTACGCCAATCAGATGTATATCGACACCGGGGCTGTATTCTGCGGACGCCTGACCTTGGTGCAGATCCAGGGTGGTGAGCATGCGTAAACCTTCACGTCGTAAATGCGCCCACTGCCGCGAATGGTTCCATCCTGCCCGGGAGGGGCAGGTGGTATGCAGTTTTGAATGCGCCAGCGCGATAGGCAAAAAACAGACAGCAAAAGCCCGGGAGGCGGCGAAGGCCAGGGCGGTGAAGCGCCAGCGCGAATCCGAAAAGGAAGGTCGCCAGCGTCGCCGGGCCAAGCGAGAGTCATTCAAGACAAAGGCCCAATGGGATAAAGAGGCTCAGTCAGCCTTTAACCGGTATATTCGCATTCGTGATGAAGGTAAGCCCTGCGTGAGCTGCGGAAACCCGCTTATTGGTAAGAGCAACTACCTGACCGGCAGCGCAATTGACGCCAGTCATTACCGTTCCCGTGGTGCGGCGTCGCACCTGAAATTCAACGTGTTCAATGTCCACTCCGCCTGCACCCGCTGCAACCGGCAGTTGAGCGGCAACGCTGTTGAATATCGCATTCACCTGATTGAACGCATTGGCCTGGATCGCGTAGAGCGCCTTGAGGCTGATAACGAGCCGCGCCGGTTCGATATTCCCTACCTGCAGCGCATCAAATCCATATTCACCCGCAGATCCCGCGCGCTGGAAAAGCGCCGCGCCCGCCATCAGGAGGCCGCATGAGCCGTGACGTTATCGAACGCATCCGCGACCGCTGGCAAAAGCTGCGTCTATGCCGGCACCGTGGCACCGTACTGGTTGACTACCGAATTTTGAAGAATTTCGTCCGCATCTATCAGGCTCTCAGGAGAGAAAGCATGAATACCCAGTACCTTGAGTATGTTCGCCAGCAGCTGATAGTGGCCACCGCGGATCTGAGCGGTGCGACGAAAGGACAGTTGGTTGCTTTTGCAGAGAACGCACAATTCACCGCTACGGCGCGCAGCCGGGGAAGGAAGAAAGTAGCCGATCCGGTAACAGGCCGCATGGTAAACCCATCCAGCCCGCCAATCCCCGGGCAGCAGTCGCGCGCAAAAGGTTCATCAATCGCTCTCGTTCTGCCCGTTGAGTATTCGACGGCCAGCTGGCGCCGGGCTCTGCTGTCTCTGGACGACCACCAGAAATCCTGGTTGCTGTGGAACTACAGCGACAATATCCGCTGGGAGCACCAGGAGACGATCACTCGGTGGGCATGGGAGCAATTCAGCGACAAGCTGGCCGGCGTGCGCATTGCAAAGAAAACAGTCGATCGCCTCCGTCAACTTATCTGGCTGGCGGCGCAGGACGTCAAGGCCGAATTGGCAGGGCGGGAGACGTATGAATACCAGTCGCTGGCGGAGCTGGTTGGTGTAGCAAAGTCCACATGGACAGAAACCTACCTCCCTCATTGGCTGGCGCTGCGCAGCAGTTTTGTGAAGCTTGATAGCGACTCTCTCATATCGGTAACGCGATCACGTTCACAACAAAAGGCGACAAATTTAGATGTAAGTCTTGCAAAACCGAACTGAAAGGCATATATTTTATGTAAATCTGATATCGTCGCCATAGCTTCGATTGTCGACACACTAAGAATTCAAGCCCGAGGTTAACGCCTTGGGCTTTTTCATTTCAGGGTCAGAAGCACAGCGGTTGTGCGTTCGGCTGTTAACCGAATGGTCGAAGGTTCGAATCCTTCCTGTCCCGCCAATTCAGCGCCATTAGCTCAACCGGAGAGAGCAATAGCCTTCTAAGCTATCGGTTTCAGGTTCGAGTCCTGAATGGTGCACCAGATAATGGCCTTCCATCCCGCAAGAAAATAGATAACACAGCGCACCGCAATGCGCTTTTAACCACGTCGAATCCGAACCCTTTGAAATGAGCCTTTGAGGAAGTCAGTTAGTGCTGGCGAGCCTCGACGGGCTGATTTCCATTGCGGCAAAGGTTCATTTCAAAGTAAGGAAAACGCATGAGCGAAAGAAAGTATCCATCTCAGGATATCGTCAGAAAGTATTTCATTTATGAAAACGGAAGCCTGATCCGGAAAAAGAGGGCGGAAGCTGAGTTTTCCACCTCGGGCCTATGTGAAAGATGGAATACCTTGTATGCCGGTACGCATGCAGGAAGTCTGAGCACCAACGGATATATTTATATAAAGCTTAATGGCCTAAGGTTTATGGCTCACAGGCTTGTCTGGATATACCACTTCGGAGATATACCGGCAGGAATGGAACTTGATCACATCAACCATCAAAGGGACGATAACAGTATAGAAAATCTTCGAGTGGTCACCAGGAAGCAAAACTGTCGGAATCTATCTTTACCTAAGAGAAATAAGTCTGGGGTTGTAGGTGTTACATTTGATAACTCCTTGAAAAAGTGGAAGTCACAAATAAACATAGATGGGAAAAACATGAATCTTGGAAGTTTTTCCACCTTTGAAAAGGCCGTGATAGCAAGAAAATCTGCCGAGAATTTTTACGGCTTCCATGAAAACCATGGCCGTTAATACACAACCGCCATATCCCTCTACCTTGGGACCATTACGGCTACCGCCGTCACTTTTTACCCTTGGTATTTCTTCCCGCCTTGAGCGGGTTTTTTATTGAGCATGCCCAGATCCTCGGGAATCATCCCCGACGTGCTTTGTTGATAAATCAGCCCGCAGGGTCTGGGCCTCTTTCCCCCTTTACGCACAGCGCCATCCGTCATCAACGGAGGTGAGGTTATGACAAAAATGAGCACCATTTACAGCAGACTTTCATACGGCACCGGGACCGCACTGACGGGCTGCGGTGTCTCAGCAAAGGCGTATGCCGGGGCAGTTAAGGCAGAGGTATGGATTTTGGCCGACAAAATAGCGGGGATGACCCTGAGTGACTGGGCAATTATTGTCGGTATCGCCTGCACCATTACCACCTGTGGGGTGAACTGGTACTACCGGCGGAAAGAACGCGAGGATCGGCTCAATGGCTATGACACCAAAACTGAGGAATAGCGTTATCGCTGCCGTCGGCGGTGGCGCCATAGCCATTGCCTCTGCGCTCATCACTGGCCCAACCGGTAACGATGGTCTAGAAGGTGTGCGATACGACCCCTACCGGGATGTGGTAGGCGTCTGGACGGTCTGCTATGGCCACACTGGCAAAGACATCATGCTCGGCAAGAAGTACACCGAGGCTGAATGCCGTGCGCTTCTCAGTAAAGACCTGAACGCCGTCGCCCGCCAGATTAACCCTTACATCCAGAAGCCGATCCCCGAAACAATGCGTGGGGCACTTTACTCATTCACGTATAACGTCGGCGCTGGCAACTTCCAGGCCTCCACGCTGCTGCGCAAAATCAACCAGGGCGACCAGAAGGGGGCATGTGACCAACTGCGCCGCTGGACCTACGCCAAGGGCAAGCAGTGGAAAGGCCTGGTAACTCGCCGCGAGATTGAGCGTGAAGTTTGTTTGTGGGGCCAGAAATGAGCCGATTAACCGCAATCATCAGCGCTGTAGTCATCCTGCTGCTTTCCTGCTTTTTCTCGTGGCGTTCTGGCTGGAATTCTCACGCTGACCATATCAACGCCCTCGCGGCGAAGAGGAAAGAGAAAGCCGAAAAGACTATCCAGCCAGTTGAGGAAAAGGCCGCTGCCGCTACAGAAGAGGGCAAGGTCATCTACCGAACCATAACCCGCGACGTGGTGAAATATGTCCAGTCTCCGAATCGTACTGTGTGCCGGTTTGACGATGATGCTGTGCAGTTGCGCCAGCGAGCTATCGACGCTGCCAACGCCATCCCCGGATTTGATGACGGCGCCGTGCAAAGCAAGTGACGCAGGGAAAGACAGCGACGAAGACCTGCAGTCAGACGTCGAAACCGCTCAATGCCTGCGCCAACTGCGGTTAGATAAATACCGTTGGCAGGCCTACTACCGTGCAGTGAGTCAGTAGCGGGGCTACATTGCCATTCCTGCATGGCGAGGTCGGCGTGATAAAAAACCCCGAAGAGGATATCCAAAAGTAAACGGGGCGCTGAATGAACAGCTAATGACTAAACAATACATCGTGTATCTAAATATGGTTAATCATTTCGCAACCCGGACCATATTGCGGAGGAATACACCTGTGTTTTGGCGTAGGACTGCTATCAGCGCTGGGCCAGTGCAACAGGGATAAGGCTGACATCAGGCAGGCGGAAACAAAACGTCAGTAGGGCATTACAGAGCCACTTCCAGAGGTGGCTCGATAATGTCAAGGCGAGGACAAAATTATGGCAAAACCGGACTGGGAGGCCATTGAATCGGCGTACCGAGCTGGTTTAATGTCTCTCCGTGAAATAGCATCACAGCACGGCATCAGCGAAGGCGCCATCCGTAAACGAGCCAAGCGTGACGACTGGTCTCGCGACCTTGCCGCAAAGGTGAAGGAACGTGCTGACGATCTGGTACGCAAGGCAGAGGTACGCAAGCAGGTACGCACCGAAACAGCATTGTCTGAGCGCGTACTTATAGAGGCTACGGCAGAGGTGGTTGCAGCTGTACGCATGGAGCACCGCGGCGATATCCGGCGCGCCAGGGGGATAACGAACGCTCTTTTTGATGAGCTCGGTGCCGAGTGCGCAGATGTTGACTCTCTGCGAAAGCTTGGTGAATTGATGCTATCTCCCGATGAGAATGGCCGGGATAAGCTGAACGAAATTTACCATTCGATTATCAGTATGCCAGAGCGCGTGAAAGCGGTAAAAGCGCTGAGCGACGCGCTGAAGAACCTGATCGGACTCGAACGGCAGGCCTATGACATTGACGGGCCGGAAGGCGACAATTCTGTTAAGCAACTCTCTGAACTGATGGATTCCTTGTCTCAGGGGGCGTAATGAAGCCTGAGCATCTCAAGCTGCTAGCTGATAAAGACTGGCGGCTGAACAATCTTTACTGGATCACCGACAAAGAAGGTAAGCCGACCCGCTTCAGAATGACGCCGGAGCAGCGGGAATACTTCGAGGGGATTCACACCCGAAACATCATCCTGAAAGCTCGTCAGCTCGGCTTCACCACAGAGGTGTGCATCATCCAGCTCGACGCTGCTCTGTTCGAGTCGGCAAAGTGCGCGCTGATCGCCCACACGCTGAATGACGCAAAGCGCCTGTTCCGGGAAAAGGTGAAATATGCCTACGACAAGCTGCCGGCCGAGATAAAGGCAGCCAATCCGGCGAGCAACGACTCAGCCGGCGAGCTGGTCTTTAAGAAGGGCGGCTCTCTCTACGTCAGCACCTCATTTCGTGGCGGCACGCTGCGTTACCTGCACGTCTCTGAGTTCGGAAAGATATGCGCCAAGTATCCGGATAAAGCCCGTGAAATCGTCACTGGTGCGTTTGAGGCGGTATCGACAGGTTGTTTCGCAACTATCGAGAGCACCGCAGAGGGCCGGGCGGGTTACTTCTTCGATTACTGCCAGACGGCAGAGAAAGCGCTGCTGCAGGGTAAGCCGTTATCTGCGCTGGACTGGAAGTTTTTCTTCTTCTCATGGTGGAAGAATCCGCAATACGCAATTGACCCGGTAGAACCTCTGCCGGCGCGCCTGCTTGAGTACTTCGCTGAGATGGAGGCGAAACACGGCATAGTCGTTAACGAACGGCAGAAGGCGTGGTATTACGCCAAAGAAAAGACGCTCGGCGACGACATGAAGCGCGAATACCCGACCATTCCGGCCGAGGCGTTCCAGCAGTCGGTCGAGGGCGCGTACTACGCCAAACAATTCCGCTGGCTCTACACCAACAAGCGGATCGGCCAAATTCCGGATAACTCACATCTACCGGTTCACACGTTCTGGGATATTGGTGTGGGCGACTCCACGGCGATCTGGTTCGTTCGCGAGGTCGGTGAAGAGTTCCACATCATCGACTACTACGAAAACTCCGGCGAGGGGCTGAGGCACTACATGAAGGTGCTCAAAGACCGCGGCTATGAGTACGGTGAGCACTGGGGTCCGCACGATATCGAGAACCGCGAGTTTGCTGCTGACGCGAAGTCTCGCAAGGAGCTAGCGCGCGAGGGCTACGAGATTGACGGCCGGATGTATTCGATGAACTTCCGCGTTGTGCCGAAGGCTGGGATCGACACCGGTATTGAGTCGGTGCGTGAAATCCTCAAGTCCTGCGTTTTCGATGAGGAGAAGTGCGCTGTTGGCATCTCCCACCTTGAAGGTTACCGCAAGGAGTGGGACGACAAGCGCGGCTGCTGGAAAGACAAACCCCTTCACGACTTTACATCGCACGGCGCCGACAGCTTCCGTTACTTTGCCGTGGCGAAGAACAACCGCAAGCAGGTCGGAACAGTATTCTTCTAAGGAGCATCGCCAGTGAGCGAACAAGATAACGGCCTTCAACTGGCTGTGAATAATCTCGCCACTGAAATGCGGCGAGCGAATTACCTTAACGCCATCGGGATCGGCGGAGGCAATACCAAGCGCCCGACGCTCTATCAGGAGTTTGGCTACCCGCGAACCATTACCTTCCATGACTTTTACAACATGTACCGGCGCAACGCCGCAGGCTTCGCTGTTGTGCATCGCCTTCTTGATGGATGCTGGCAGGACTATCCGGTAATCGTTGACGGTGATGAGTCCCAGGAGGCGAAGAAAACCAACCAGTGGGAAAAGAACGTCACCAGGTTCATGAAGAAATGGTGGCCGAAGGTGAAGGATGCCGATCGCCGCAATATGGTGGGGCGCTACTCCGCGCTGTTACTTCAGATCAAAGATAACCGGCCATGGAATGAGGAAGTCGACACTTCCCTTGTAAGGAGTCTCGGCGAGGCAGCGCTGGTTAAGCTGATCCCTGTGTGGGAGCCGCAACTGACAGTTGCCGAATGGGATAACGATCGCCAGTCCGAGACCTTCGGCCAGCCGAAGATGTTCAACTTCAACGAGCAGCCGGTTGGAGACGAGGCTTTCGTCGGGCCGACTCGAGGTGAGCCTGTTCATCCGAGCCGGGTGATCCTGTTCTGTGAAGGCTCTGAAGATGACAACGTTCTGTCTGGTATCCCGCTTCTTGAGGCCGGATACAACAAAGGGCTCGACCTTGAGAAGATTTCCGGCGGTGGCGCTGAGGGCTTCCTGAAAAATGCCAGCAGGCAGATCGCTGTCGAGTTCAGCAAAGAAACCGACATGGCTACGCTGTCTGATCTGGCGAAGAAGGCTGGTTATGCCGACCTCGGCGAAGCCATGGGCGATAAGGTCAACAAGCTTAACCGCGGCACCGATGCGGCGGCGGTCATGCAGGACGGGCAGATGCATGTTCTGAGCGTTACGCCAGGCGACCCGGGGCCGACGTGGGAGGTCACCGCGAACGAACTGGCGGCGTCAGTACAAATCCCGTTCACCATCCTGTTTGGACAGCAGACCGGGCGCCTGGCGAGCGATGAGGATAAAACAGACTGGGCCATTCGCCGCAATACCCGCCGCAACGGTTTCCTGACTGACCGAATCACAGCCTTGCTGGAACGCTTCTGGACCCTGGGCATTATCGATCCGCCGACAAATGGAGAGGTCACCATTTCATGGACTGACCTGCTGGCCCCGGGCGAGAAAGAGAAAATCGAGAACGCTTCGAAACTGGCTGATATCGTCCAGAAAACGTCGGGCTTCTATGGTGGCGAGCCGCCATTCTCGGCCAACGAACTTCGCGAGATTGTAGGCCTTGACCCTCTGCCTGAGCCAAAGCAACCACCTAACCCGAATGACAAGGTAACAACCGATGATCCACTGGCCGATGACACCGGAGCAGACGGCAAAGGTGGGGCTGCCGATAGTTCCGCGCAGCAAGGTTGACCCGACTCGATCAGCGAAGCAGGTCAGCGCGATGTTCCGGGATATCGAGGACCGTTATCTCGGCATCAAGCGTGCACTTAAAGCGTTGTTCGACCAGCGCCTGACCGGGCGAGAGCGCGAGTCAAACAGCAACAATTGGCACTTCTTGTGTCACGTTAACGGCGACGAGCCAACGCTCTACCAGGTCAACGCTGGCAAGTTCATCTACGACATGTCAGCGCAGGAACTGGCGGACCTGCTCGAAGCGGTACAGGTTATTCTCGACGATTACCTGCTGGAAGGCGGCGAACAAAACCTCTGGGCGATGGATTACGTCGCCGCAGAGGCGCAGCGCGGCACGCTGGAGGCATTCAACAACCTGTCGCAGCAGTCACAGGTGTACGCCAGCCAGACGACGCTTCAGCAGCTTTTAAGCAGCCCCGGTTATCTTAATCAGGTGGCAGCCGCCAGACTGACAACATTTAGCGACTGGAAGGTAATCAGCGACACCGCCCGCGGCGATCTGACCAACATCATTACCGATGCGGTTGCTCGCGGGGTGAATCCTCGCGAGACGGCCAGCGTCATCAGCAAGCGCCTCGATGTGTCGATGTCGAAGGCCAAGACCATTGCTCAGACTGAGCAGGTCGGCGCGCTGCGCCAAGCGCAATGGAACGAAACGGACTGGGCGGCTGATCGTCTGGGGCTGAATACCGGCTTGTTGTGGCTGTCGGCGCTCAAACCGACGACGCGAAGCTGGCACGCCAGCCGCCATGGAAAGGTCTACACCACCGAGCAGGTGCGAGACTTCTACGCCGAGAACGGCAACCGTTGGAATTGCTATTGTTCGCAAATACCATGCTTGCTGACAGATGACGGTGACCTATTTAACGAAGGATTAGCTGACAAACTTGCTGCTGAACGCAAGGAATGGAAGCCTGACGAAAAGTGAAGTGGTAAAATTGACGTGCGGCTAGACCGGCCAGTTGAAGAGGGTGAACGTAGACGCCCCTGCCGCACCCATCATCTACGAAACCTGCTACGAGGTTTAGAATGAAATCATGCAAGAAATGCGGCGAGACCAAGCCGTTAGCCTATTTCTATAAAAGTGACCGGTGCACTGATGGTTATCGTGGTACGTGCAAACAGTGCGCAGCTAAAACCAAGTGCTTACCGGCAGCAGAGAATGGTGTTGTTCCCATCCCGTCAGCCGATCGGCTAAATGAGCTATTCGAGTTATCAGGTTCCGACCTGATGGCAAGAAAGTCCAGAGGGCGCGTAAAAAGCGGTTCCGTTTGCGGCTACAAGCGAAAAGATGGTTATATCAGAGTGAAGGTGGATGGCGCATTGGTAATGGCGCACCGGATAGTCTGGAAGATGCTTCACGGTGATGAGCCAAGCTTTATCGACCACATCAATGGCGATCGCTCAGATAATCGACCGAAAAATCTTCGGGCTGTAACAAGCTCTGATAATAAGAGTAATGAGACGCTCAGGGTTGATTCAACATCTGGCTTTATTGGCGTCACTTGGCACACCCCAACCAGCCCAACAAAAGCAGCAAAATGGGTTGCTAAAATCGCCAAAGAAGGCAGTGAGAAGCACATCGGCTACTATATCAATCTCAAAGACGCCGTCCTTGCCTACAATGCGGAGTGTTTGAGGTTGCACGGCGATTACGGGCTGCGGAAAATAGAACATAACCTGAATAAGCTCCGAGAATTGGGGCTCTGATGAATAACTACAAGGTCGCTCCGGCGGCCTTTTTTATTGCCTGAAATCCACCAATGAGGACCCAGCATGAAACGCAACCGCGTTAACGTGCTGACCGTCGTCAACTCCGCTTCAAACATCACAACTGAAACCATCGACGGCAAGCCACATATCGTGGTTCGCGGCATCACGCCTGTCGTGGACGATATCGTGATGAACCGGAAGTTGTACCCGGCAGCAGAAATCGAAAAGGCCTACAACACGCTTGAGCGTAACCCCATGCCGCTGGGCCACCCGAAGGTTGACGGCAAGCATGTGTCTGCTCGCGATGTCCGGGCGGTGAATGAATATCACGTAGGCGCATGGCTGCAGAACGTCAGCCACGAAGACGGGAAAGTGACGGGCGATATGTACGTTAACCGACAGTACGCCGAGTCAAGCGAGAAGGGCAAGCGCCTGATTAACCGCCTTGATGAGATGATCGCCGGTACCAACTCAGAACCCATCCACATCTCCACAGGACTGCTGTATTCCGGCATTGCCGCTAATGGCGAGTCGAAGGGCAAGAAGTACAACGAGATCGCCACCAACATGATGTTTGACCATGTGGCGGTGCTGCTCGATGAGCCTGGCGCCGGAACACCTGAAGAAGGCGTGGGCATCTTCGTCAACTCAGAAGGTCATGAGCAGCAGATCGAGGTTGCTCGCCTTGCTGATGGTATCGACTGCACACGCGAAGGCCTGCTCAACAAGACCAAATTCTTTTTCACCAATGCCTCCAACTTCTCTTTTGACGACATTTCACGCGCTATCAGCGACAAGCTTCGCGAGGGTGACACAGAAGATAAGTGGCTATGGCCAGAAACGGTGTGGCCAGACAGCTTCATCTACCGCGATGACACCAGATACCTAAAGCAGAAGTACCTCATCGATGATGACGGCAAAGCCGTGTTCGTCGGCGAACCTGTAGAAGTCGTGCGCAAACCCATTGAGTACGAGATTAAAACCAACGGAGAGAACGATCCGATGAAAGAACTGATTATCAATGCGCTGCAAGCCGCGGGTAAGCCGACTGAAGGCAAGTCCGATGCCGAACTGATGGACGCTTACAACCAGCTAGCGGCAGAGAAGGCGGCAGCCAAGAAAGATGGCGGCGACGAAATCGATCCCGCCACCGGCAAGCCTAAGAAAAAAGAGCAGGCCAACAACAGCGAAGAAGCGCCGGCATGGTTTAAGCCATTTGCTGATGATTTGGCAGCCGTTAAGTCAGGCCTTGCCGTGAACGCTGACAAAGAGAAAGGCGAAAAACGCGCTGCCGTAAAAGCGAAATTCGGGCTGGATGACCTGGCGGTGAATGCGCTTGACGGCGCCGCCCTTGATGGCCTGTTTGCTCAGTGCCAGACCTCTACCGGCCTGAATGGTGCATTCCGTCCGGTCAACAACAACGATTCTTTCAGCGAAATGCCGGAGTAAAAAATGGCTAAAGACGGGAAACACGTAATTCACGCGGGCGGGATTTTCCCCAACCCGCAACTTAATCGTGAAGGTTCTGCGGCCGCAGCGTTTCTGCCGGGTACCGTTATCTTTTTCAGTGCAGCCAAGCCTACACCGTCTGTTGATGGCGCTGAAGACGCGATTCTTTACGTTGCTAACTACGACTATTTGCGCTGCAAAACGGTTGACGATGCCTATGCGATCGGTGACTGGGTGGTAAACATCCAGCCAACGCCGGGCGTTTTCCTCAACGTTCGCGCTGCCGCTGGTACCTACACCAAGGGCCAGCCGGTTTCTGTGGCCAATGGCCAAATTAAAGCACTGGCAGAAGGTGAAACCATCTTTGCCTATGTCGAAGAAGACAAGTCCCTGACTGCCACAGCAGGCGATCTGGTTCGCGTCGTGTTCAAGTAAGGAGAGACTGAATGTTTGTATTTTCCACCCGACGCGCGACTGAGACGGGCAACCTCGAAGCGAACCAGGCGCAGTTCAATGAGCTGCAACTGGCTCGCAATATGAGTGCTCAGGCCGTTGCTGATTTCGTATCCCGCACCCGCTGGCGTGGTGATGCGGCAAACACTCCGGCACTGGACGCGACGAACGCTGTCGACGATATCCGCCGCCTGTATCGCGCTTATGATCAGACTGTGCTGGCTGAATTCGAACCAACTACTGAATTCACTCTGCTTAACGACCTGATCCCGTTGTCCCGCTCTGTCCGTCTTGAAGAGTCCGTGTACGAGTATGCTCGCACCGGTGGCCGCGGCTGGGCGCATACCTCCATGTCCGGCCAGATTGGTGCGGCGCTTGATGCGCGCGCGTACACCTTCGACGGTACGATGGTTCCGATCCACGACTCTGGCTTCAAATTCCAGTGGCGTGACCCTATTTTCAACAAAGGCTCCGCTCTGGCTTCTCTGGCCGACGCTCAGCGCGGCTCTGTTGATGATGTTCGTCGTCAGTACGTGGATTACGTCTTCAACGGTTTCCGTGACTCTGCTGGCAACTATATCGCTTTTGATGGCAAGACCTGGAAGGGGGTAAAAGCCGATGAGCGGGTGCAGATTGTCGATCTCAGTGCTTCCGGCCTGAATATCGACTTCACCAGCTCAAGCGCAACGGCTGAGCAAATCCGCAATGCAGCCATTGCTCTGCGCGACGTGATGAAGCTGACCAACCTGCAGTATGCACAGCAGACCTGGTATGTTTCAGGCGAGATCACCTCAAATCTGGAACGCTACTTCAGCGACAACTACCAGTCTGACACCATCCTGCAGGAGCTGCTGAAGCTTTCTGGCATTGCAGCCATCAAAGAAGATGCGCAGTTATCTGGTAACCAGATCCTCATTGTTCCGCTTACCGCCGGCGTTATCGCTCCGATTGTCGGCCAGGCGGTCGGCACCGTTGCTGACCCTCGTCAGTTCTATAACAGTGACTACGTCTGGCGCACCTGGGGTGCGATGGGCTTGATGGTTAAGACCGACATCAACAATCGCAAATCTGTTATTTACGCGCACAGCTAAGGGGCAACTATGGCACTGGTAAAAGTGGTTCGCGATAACCTGCTTTCCGGTGCCAATCTCCAGAAACTGGAGGTTGGTGCTCAGGTTTCGGTAAGCGGCGATGTCGCTAAGCGCTGGGTGGCCGCCGGTCTGGTTGAAATCATTAGTGATGACGACCAGACGCTGGAAGTGGCTACACCGGGCAATGATGCTGCAGAGCAGGCAGAGCAGGCAGAGCAGGCAGAGCAGGCAGAGCAGGCAGAGCAGGCAGAGCAGGCAGAGCAGCAGGAAGAATCTTCCAGCAAATCGAAGAAGGCGAAATAACCATGGCTGACCCAATCACAGCGGCAGACGTGCAGGCGTTCCTCGGTGAATTGGGTTACTCCATCCCGGCCGCTCTGCTCGATCCGATTCTCTGCGTGGTGAACAAGATTATCCCGTGCCTCGATGGCGCGGGATATGACGACTGCACGGCAAAGCTCATCCTGATGTATGCCGCTGCGCTCATGGCGACGTCATCCGGTGCCCGGCGAATCAAATCGCAGGGGGCGCCATCAGGAGCGTCGCGCTCGTTCGATTACGGTGACGATGGCATCACCTGGCTGCGTGACTCTCTGGCGAAACTGGATACCAGCGGTTGCACCAGTGAACTTCCGATCAGCGCAGGCAACAGTGTGGGCTTGTTTATGGTGGTCGGGGGCTGCTGATGGCGTGGGTTTCAGTTCAGCAACGGCTTCCGCGGACGTTTACCCGGGTGTGGGTGATCACCGATACCGGTCAGCAAACGACGGCGTACGTGAAAAGCGACGGCGAGTGGTTCATCAACTGCGACCGCATACGCGCCACAGGCGCCGCTGTGCTGCGATGGAGGGATGACTGATGTCGGCAACCGCGAATTGGTCATACACCGCAACAGCGACAATCTGGCGGCGCATACGCGATGCCGACGGTAGTGATACCGACGGCGGAGGTCAGCCGTACGGGTGGGAAGCGCCGATAGCTATCCTCTGCGACTACCAGGGCGGACTCTCTGCAAAAATCGGTGACCTTGGCCGGGAGCTCGTGGTTAAAAACACGATATGGAGTGAATACGCAGAGGCAAAAGAGGGTGATTACATTTTTCTTGGTGTGTCTCTATCTCCAAACCCACCTGATGATGCTGATGAAATTCGTCAAATAATTCGTTATGCGGATACATTCGAGAGACTAGCCGATGATTATGCGATTATCACCGGCGCGTGATAAAATGTAATGGCGCGGCTAGACCGGCCAGTCGAAAGCAGAGAACACAGACTCTGTTGCCGCGCACCTTTCTCTGTGAAACCTACTGTGAGGTTTTATGAATACGTCTTTAAATAAAGAACCATCTATAGATTATTTCCGCGAGTGCTTCACGTATGAGTGCGATACAGGAGTAATTAGGTGGCGCGAGCGGCCAGAGCATCATTTCAAGACCCTGCGAGACCACCGCGTATGGAATAATCGCTATCCCGGGAGGATTGCTGGCTCTATAGGTTCAAATGGATATCGTCAAATTACCATTCTCGGATTCCCGGTTAAAGCTCATCGCATCGCCTGGATGCTCCATACTGGAAAGTTATTAAATGGATCTGTCGATCACGTTAATGGAGTCAGAGATGACAACCGCATATCAAACCTACGCATAGCAACCCCAGAGGACAACGCGAGAAACAAGAAGCAAGGAGCGCTTAACAAGAGCGGATCGATGGGCGTTTATTGGGTCAAGGCCGACAGAAAGTGGCGGGTTAGAATTGGCGTCAATGGTAAGTACGTCAGCGTAGGAGTTTTCAGCAATTTAGAGGATGCGCTAGAGGCCAGGAAAACTGCTGAGATCAAATATGGCTACCATGAAAACCATGGGCGAGCCCAATAATTCACAAAACAAGGTCGCTACGGCGGCCTTTTTTACGTCTGGAGTCTGATTATGGGCGCTAAAGTTCGCGGCATACGCCAGGCCAAGGCCAACCTCGATCGCATCATCAAAGACGTTCAGGGGCGTAAAGTCGTGCGCGCGGTGCAGTCTGCGATGCTTATTGGCAGCGCGCAGGCCGCGCTTTACACCCCGATCGATACGTCGACGCTCATCAACAGCCAGTTCCGCGAAATCACGGCTAACGGTACCAGGGTAACCGGGCGCGTCGGTTACTCCGCCAACTATGCGGTGTATGTTCACGACCCGGCAGTGAAACAGAACTTCACGCGAGCAACGGCCCGCAAGGAGTTCTTAACGAAGGGCTTCGAGGATACCCGCAGCCAGATTGACGCGGTGGTGAAGAGGGAGCTTTCGCTATGACACCCCCCATGTATATGCGCCTAAAAGACCTGTTTGTGGCTGAGGGGCTTACCGCGGGGTTTAAGGTCCAGTGGCGGCAATGGCGCGATACCGGGAAAGACACGGACCAGTTCATCGTGTTCAGGCCTTCCGGCGGCACCGATATCACCTTTGACCTCGGCGGCGACTGGTATGTGATGGTTGATGTGATCTCCTCGAAGGCCAATCCCGATGCTGCTGACGCCGCGGTAAACGCCATTGTCGAGTACATCAGCGCGCAATCCGGCGCCGATGATTGCGTTGGCGCGCTGCGGCTTGTCGGTAATGTCCCGGCGCCGATCCCCACCGAAGAGGGCCGATTAGTAACCCGGCTGCTCGTATCCTGCACTTACGGCGAATAATCGTCAGAATCACCCATCAGGCTGCCATATGGCGGCCTTTTTTAATTGAGAGGCATACATGCAAGGCTGCGCTAATGACACCGGCAAGCTGATTGGTAAGGTGGCCGTGCTCCGCATGGCTTTTGGCTGTGCTGATACGGTTCCTGCGCTTTCCGAATGGAAGCGACTCGGCGCCATGACTACCAAGGGCTTCGACTACTCCATGAATACCGTCACCTCTGAGGCTGACGATACGAAAGGTCTGGTTGAGAACCTGGTCAACAATATGGACTTCACCATCTCAGGAGAAGGTGAGTTCCGCAAAAAAGACAAGACGACTGAAATCGGCGCCATTGCTATCTCGAAATATATTTTCGATGAAGTTCAGGCCGGTCGCCAGCCGACACTGTGGGTACGCTTCGACTTTGTTGGCGAGGATGCAGGAACCTACATCATGGGGTACTTCAACACCACTTCATGGTCAGGCGATTTCGGCACCTCGGATATTTCCACCTTCTCCGGAGAGTGGAAAGTAGCTGATGCAGACACGGTGGTATTTGAGGTCGCTCCGCCGGCGCTGGCGTTCACCACCAACCTGCCGACGACCAAGAGCGTGACGGCCGGATCGGCTCTGAATATGTCGGTCGTGGTTGAGGGTGGCACAGCGCCTTACACCTACGTCTGGAAGAAAGACGGCACGGTTGTCAGCGGTCAAACAACAGCGACCTTCAACAAGGCCAGCGCTGTTTCTGGTGATGCCGGGGTTTATACCTGTGAAGTCACCGACTCTTCCGCGACACCAGTCAAGATCACGTCTGCATCCTGCACGGTCACTATCAGTTAACCGCCAGGCCATTTCGTGAATAGTACAAAGGGCGTTTACGCGCCCTTGATACTGTTTATGGAGCGACTATGACCCCGATTAAAGAATTAGGCGAATGCGTTATCGGTACCGGTGATCGGGAATTCTTTTTCCGGCCATCGTTTCGCAACATGGCACGCATTGGAGAGCCGGAGGAAATTGTCCAGGCGTTCTATGACCTGTGCAATGACGAGGCGACGCCATTCGCACAGCGCGCAGCTGAGGCCTATATCCGCGATGAGTACAGCCGCCTTCCTGATTGCGTCCTGCGGTTTATGCAAAGCGGGCTCCTGTCACGCAAAGCGGTCATGGCCGCGCATACGGTACTGACAGCTTGCTGTGACGATGATATCGGCGATCTGGTTGGATGGATGAAGCCGGGGAAATCACGCAAGCGTGGCTTTGTCTGGCGCCCGGGCAGCATGCCGCCGGAAAGTATGGTCATTGTCGCGCAAAACCTGATGATGCACGGCATCATCGGCAAAGCGAAGGTGCGTAAGCTGCAGCGTTACGAAACGAACGAGACAACCGCAGAATTCCGCGCAGCCGACTACATCATGGCGGCCCGCAACCATTTCGGCATAAGCCGGGAAGAGGCTGAGAACCTCACGATGACAGAGTTCGCCATGATGATTAACGCCAAATACCCAAATCAGAACGGCTTCACGCGCGAAGAGTACGATACGGTCATGGACGAAGACGATCGCCGCTGGCAGGCGATGATGGAGCAGGAGCATTCCAGGACAAACCCCAAGAAGAATTAACCTCAGCACTAACCGAATATCAGCCTCGCATCCGCGGGGCTTTTTTGTATCCGTTTGTTCGTGAACGGCTAATGCCGACTCACTTCTGACGCGCCTCGCACGCGCATTTAACACAGAACCTTTCAGGATGACCCTTGAGGATGCCGGCTGGCTGTCGGTGCCTTCTGTGGGCCGGTTTCCTGTGCGACAAGGTTCATCACTAAAAGGTAAACCGATATGAAATATCCAACAGTAATTAATGGGTTAGACTTCCGCGATCTGATTTTTGTGGCCGATAACGATCCGGTAACTGACTCGTTTATGGTGGCTAAGGCATTTGGGAAACGTCCTGACAACGTCATTCGTGATATCGAAAAGACTATTAAGGCATGCCCGGAAGAGTTCGATACAAAACTCAATTTTGAGGTTTGCTATAAAAACAATGAGTTGCAGAACGGAAAGCCGCAGAAGTTCTATCGTCTCCGCAAAGATGGATTGATGCTTCTGGTTATGTCCTACACCAAAAAAGAGGCGATGCGTATCAAGATCGCCTACATCAACGCCTTCAACTGGATGTACGCGATGCTTCAGGTTGGGCGGCGCCAGTTTGAAGAAGAGCGTAACGCCGTCATGCTGGAGTACCTGAAAGAGAAGGATGTTGCCAGTATGTCTGGTCGCCTGCTGCGCCGGTGGGGGAAAGAGAAGAAGCCCCAGCTACTTTCACGCATTGAGCAACTGGACAAGCAAGGTCAGTTGGCATTGCCAGGCTTTCCTGGCGCGATTACCGAAGCATGAAACCCACAAATTCGTGGGTTTTGGATAGCCCACTAAGGTGGGCTTCGTACATGCTGTCAGGCTGATATCAAGCTGATATTGCTAACCTGTAGACACTGACTGTATACTCATTTGACACAGGTAAGCACTTGTAGTCCATTCAACTATCGGAGGAAGCATGAAAGCAACAGTACGCCGCTACTTACGCGCTGCCGGAAGCATTCTTGATATCGCTCCGTCAGCCAGATACACAAGGAACGTCAAAAAAACCAGCGATATGCAGGAAATCGAGAAAGATTTCTATCGCATAGGTGGTGATTTCAGGCGTTCACTTGCAAGTACCAGCAGAACAAAATAGCTCGCGTCTGCGGGCTTAAAGATCCAGCAAATCAACACTCTTTCCGCTGCCCCAGCCCTCGCGCGCCATTTTGTCTTCAATGTAAGCTATTTGATTGGTGTTACCTTGCTTTTTGAGGATGATGCAAAGTTGGCGCGCCGCTGCATGGTTGGGGTAATAAAACTTTGAATTAGGAGATAAGCGGCCAATGAGGCGTGCATACTCGTCACATTCGGCGCGGTGATTTTTCTTCATGGCCTCGATGACGATTCCTGATATGGCGACGCATTTCTCACAAAGAGAGATGGCGTTCTGCAAGTTCTTCTGGTTAGCTCTCAATTTGTACTGCTTCTTGATCTCCTCCTGCATGGCGAGGTGGAGATCAATGATTTCTTTGTTGGTCATGCCGGAAATCCTGGCAATCTTTGAGGAGAACTTATCCATGATTACCTCTCCTTACTGTAGATACCTTTAAGCGTCTCGAATACGACCTTCTTAAACTGCTCTGCCTGCTGGTCTGCAAGGCGCTCGGCGTCGTCGCGGTAGCCGGATACTGGAGATGGCTGATCCAGTGCGTCTTGCACGATTTGCAGAAGTTCGGCGTTTATAGACCGTCCGTTAAGCTTTGCCCTTTGCTTAACCTTTTCCTTTATCTCAGGGGTCATCCTGAAATTGAATTGTGGATCTTCTCGCGACATATGCCCTCCGTTTGTTGACATCATACGACGGTGGTATTACGCTAACAATGAGACCACGGTGATATGTTTGGAGGCAAAGTGAAAGGAGCAAGAAATTTACCGCAGTTTAACCTACGGTGGCCGGCGGAAACTTTAGCTCTGGCTAAGCAGGTTGCAGCGGAGAACGGCAGGTCTTTGAACGAAGAACTTTATAGGATGTTCATGGACAGGATGAAAGAAGAAGGGCGATGCGTCGCTTAAAAGTTGAAACCCCAACTGCGGTAACAGTCAGGGCTTCGGTATCAACAAACCACCTAGGAATGATGACATGACAAGTATAGCAATTCTTGAAGCAGTTAACACCTCTTACGTACCGTTCAACGGCCAGCAGATTATCACTGCTGTTGCCGCTGGAGTGACTTACGTAGCTATGCGTCAGATTGTGGAGAACATCGGCATCGACTGGACAGGACAGTCAGTTAAGTTGCGTAAAATGAAGGATAAATTCAACTGTAGAGATATCTCTATGGTTGCCGCTGACGGCAAAATTCGCAAGCTTCTGTGCCTCCCCCTGAAGAAACTTAACGGCTGGCTGTTCAGCATCAACCCTGAGAAAGTCCGTGCCGACATCCGCGACAAGCTGATCCAGTATCAGGAAGAGTGCTTCACCGTTCTGCATGACTACTGGGCGAAGGGAGCGGCAATTCGCCCAGCGCCGGAAACCACAGTTGATGATCGCACCCCATTGCGCGGAATCGTGAACCGCATTATGGGTAAATACGGCATGACGTACCAGGCAGTGTACAAAATGGTGCATAAAGAGTTTGGCGTGAAGCATATCGATGAGCTTTCACCCAAACAGACAGCGGAAGCGGTTGAGTACCTCGCTACCAAAGTAATAGAAGGTGAATTCCTGGGTAAGCAACAATCAGTAGCAAGCCCTCGCTATCACTTCCCTGTAGAAACGGCAGACCCACATAATCGCACGTTCGCCAATGACTGGATTTCAGCGCAGGTGATTTTAGACGAAAGAAACCGCGCCCCGGAGCTTGAGTTACTGGAGGCGCTGGAGAGGGACGGTAACGATGTTACTGGCGCAAAAATCCGCATCCATGCCATGTATGGCATCGCTAAGCAATTTATTGACATGCAAAGCGAGCTATCGCATATGAAGAAGTACCTGGTCGCGATTAGCGATATAGTTAACAACCAGACTGTAGAGCGCGGCATGAATGTATGCTTTACGGGGAACTCAAAGGGTCACGCTGTTGGCGGATATACTAAGCGCTGCCTGCCAAGATAACCACATAGCAAAAACAAGATACCCAAACCCGCTTAACTGCGGGTTTTGTCGTTCTTCTGGATATAAGATCAGTTCATGGGAAAACTCGCAGCATGCTAGATTGCCTGGAGGCATGAATTATTGGTGATCTGGCGTGGACGATGAAAAATCAAGACAAAGAGAATTAGAACTGACGCTTCAAAGACGCTTAGAGAAGGTAACTCCGGACTTACTTTCTGAATTTTTATTCAAGCGGGGCATAGAGGTGTTCAGGTGCCTTTTGTGCGGAAGTGAGGATATTGGCATCCCTCAATGCAATGTGCATCAGTCAGGGCCTGACGGTGCGTCGTCACGATCTTTTGTCGATTACATAAAGTTAGATGCGGGTGGTCCTAGGTTTTCTCTCATGCACTACCAGTATCGGATCATTTGCCGAAACTGTGGATTTACGCATCATGTCGCTGTTTGGCCAGTATTAAAATGGATTGAGGATGGTGATAACGATGCCAAGTAGAGAAAGGGATCCTGATGTTTCATATATGGCTGACTACCCAAGATTCAATGGTCGCGGTGGTGGTGGCGGAGGTGGTGACATGCATGACAGGCTTACCCGTATTGAGACGGTTGCTGAAAACCAGGAGAAGCTAATTAGCGATACAAGAGCTGATTTGCGTGGCATTCGGTCTGACATGAAGTCCATGGAAAACAGGATTGTTGACAAAATGGACGAAAATCAGAAGTGGCTGGTTGGCCTTTTGGTATCGGCAATACTGGTGCCTTTGTTCATCGCGTTGGTTACTAAGTAGCGCTGCGGCGGGTTTTGTCGTATCGCTTCCCCTCTGCTACGATTGCCGCATCATTTACTGATGGGGATAGGGATATGAAGAAGCTTATTGTTTTCGGTTTGTTAGTTGTAATGGGTGGCATTGTTGCCGCAATCGCATTGGTGCCGACTCAGGATGCTCAAAACGCAGCAATGACAGAAGCATGTAGCTCAATAATCAAATCGAGAATGAAATCACCGTCCTCCTACTCGATGGAAAAGGCCCTTATCAGTTCTAAGCAGCTGTCAGGAGAAGAACTTAACAAAAAGATTGAAAGCCTTCAGGTTGAGTCTTTGCGCGATGGGGTGAGAAACGGGCTTTTTACGCTTAAAAACGCCGATATATTTGTGGATTTTCAGGCAAGCAATGCTTTTGGGGTACAACTAAAAGGTTTGGGTAAATGTGAATACAATATTTTCAGTGAGGATTGGGCCTCTCTTGAGTCTGTGATAATTGATGGTAATGCATTGCCTTCCGTTGACGTTACTATCGAATCAGTAGGTAATAAAATTAATTCTGGATTCTCATCAAAGTTAAAATATTTACAATACAAACTTCAAGGCAAGATATAATTTTCTGAAAATAAAGCAAACCCGCTTCGGCGGGTTTTTTTATGCCCGGAGGAAACATGGCAAGCGCTGAACAGGTTGGCAATATCGTTTACGAAGTAGAGATGAATGTCGCCAGACTTATCGAAGCCCAGCAGCAGGTTAATAAGCGTCTTGACCAAATGGACGCCAAGTTTGAACAATCATCACGATCTGCCGGGCGCTTCGAAGGTGCTTTAAATAAAGTTGGCGTTGCCATTGCAGCAGCTTTCACCATTGATGCAGCGAAGAAGCTTATCGCCATCGGCGACGAGATGGTTACGCTACAGGCGAGGATAGCTAGGTTAAGCCCCAGTATTGATGCAGCTAAAGATACTTTAGCCTCTTTATCTGCTATTGCATCACAAACAGGAAGCGGGCTTTATGAGACGGAAAAATTATGGGAATCTTTAACAACCTCCCTCAAGGAAACAGGGGCAACCAATGCTCAAGTTCTATCTTTGACATCAACTCTTCAAAAGATTGGGACGATAGGAGGGTCATCTGCTGAAGAGATGAGTAACGCTTTGCGCCAGTTTGGCCAATCGATGGCGAAAGGCGTTATACAAGCGGAAGAATTCAACTCAGTAATTGAGCAGATGCCAGAACTGGCAAGGCAAATAGCAGCTGGCTTAGGGATTTCAATCGGCGATCTGCGTAAAAGAATGCTAGAGGGAAAACTTACTGCACAAGATGCACTCAATGCTATTCAAAGCCAATCCAGGTCAGTTAATGCTGAATTTGAAAAAATGCCGGTCAGCATTGATCGCGCAAAGAACAGCCTCGATGTGGCCTTCAAAAATGCCATTAACGACCTGAACCAGGCAATAGGCCTGACTACGACCCTTGCAGGATTGATGCAGAGCGTCGCGGATAACCTCAATTACTACAACAATAATGTCGGCGACTCTTCAAGGATGCCGAAGCTGATCAAGCTCCAGCAGGATCTGAACAATGAGCTGAAAGACGGCCAGAGATGGTATGAAACTGACTCAGTTTTTCAGGCCAGAAGGGCGCAGGCAGCAGTGCAGCTGAAGCAGATCGAGGGGGAAATAGCCCACATTCGAGCAAAGGCTCAGAAGGACGCCGGAAGCAACCAGTTTAATGCGCCGCCGACCAAAGGCGATGACGCCGCAACCAAGAAGCTGGTTCAAAACTCTGAACGCCGGCTTGCGTTGGCCAAACTTGAAGGCGAGGCGCGAGCCAGGCTTCAGGCCCAATATGATGCTGCTGATGCCGGTGTGACCGATCCTAAGCGAATAAAAGCGCTGCAGGACGAATACGCCGAAACCTACCGGGTTACGGAGGCCAGGAAGGAAAGCGACAAAGCCGGGAAGCAGTCGGCGTCTACCGCAGATTCTATCGCCCAAAAACTCGAAAGTCTTCGCCAAGAATCAGAGCTTGCAGCAGACTCAACTGAGGGTTTAACGCGAGAGCAACAACTACTCAGGGCTGAGCAATCCCTTGGTGCGCATGCAACTGATGAGCAAAAGAAAAAAGCTCGGGATTATAAAGCGGCAGCTTTAGATGCCGCTGCTGCGGCTAAGGGGGTGTCTGAAGCGCTCAGGGCTATGCCTGAGCAGGCGGAGAATAAATCCTACGCTGAATCCATGCAGAACCTGAAAGCGGCGCTGAACGCCGGAAAGATTGATCTGCAGGAATACAACGCAGCCACTGAGCAGATGGAGCAGCAGCATCAGGCCAACCTTGCCAAAATACGCTCACAGCAGGTGGTTACCCCCACCCAGCAGGCACTTGCCGAAGTTGACCCGGTGCAGCAACTCGCTAACCAGCACGCGCAGGAGCTGGCGCTGATTCAGCAGTTTGAGCAGCAAGGGGTTCTCGCTCATGAGAATGCCTTGGCGCTGAAAAATGCCGCTGACCGGCAGTATGAGCAGCAGCGGATCGCAGCTCAATGGGAAATTCTCAGCCAGCAAAGCCTCGGCTATAACATGCTGACGAGTGCGGTGGATGCGTTTAGCGGGAATGCATCAAACGCCATTACTGGGCTACTAACCGGCACAATGTCAGCACAGGAGGCGATGCAGTCACTCGGCAATACCATCCTGAACAGCGTGATCAACAGCATCGTTCAGGTCGGCGTTGAGATGCTAAAAAACTTTATCATCGGACAGACAATCGGTGCGGCATCAACTGCTAACGGATTGCTACAGGCATCCCTGTTAACCAACGCATGGACACCGGCAGCCTATGCCGCCTCCGTGGCGACAGGTGGTGCAGCCGCAAAAGTGGGGGCCGTGGCCTATGGTTCTGGGCTGGCAACATCAATGGCTCTAAGCACTGTATCTGGTGCTCGCTACAATGGCGGCCCGGTATCAGCTGGAGGCCTGTATCAGGTCGGCGAGAAAGGCAAGCCAGAGATTTACCAGGCCAGCACCGGCAAGCAGTACATGATCCCTGGCGATAACGGGAAGGTCATCAGCAATAAGGATATGCAGGGCGGCGGGTTGAATGTTCAGGTGGTTATCAACAATCAAGCGTCCAATGCTGAGCCGCAATACATGGGTGCCACACAGAATGACGGCAATTACGTGCTGGAGTTCCTGATTTCTGATGCGGAACGCAATGGGCCTTACATCAGCACGCTACAATCGACGCTTGGGTTATCTCGTAAAGCAAATGGAGCGTTTTGATGGGGAAAGATAATATCTATGGGCCTGGAGAAAGTTTTAGTAGGGGTATGGAGATAGGCAAGACTACCATTTTCCGCCAAAACAGACCGGTAAAATTCCGTCTGGAAATGGTTAACGGGAGTGTTGTGGAGGGGATCATCCCGGCTAACTCTGAATTTAAGATTACGCCTCAGGATGGGGATATCAAAAAATTCGACATTATAATCGAAGATACTCCTAAGTCTCCGCAGGCAATTGAATAACTAAACCAAACCCGCTCCGGCGGGTTTTTTAATGGGTGAACATTATGAAATTCATTGAATTACCAGAACGAGTACAGGAACAGGCGGCGGGTAGACTTGCTGAAGAACTACAGGGAATTGTGACATGGAAGGAAGAAGAGAGAACGGATAAAGCGAAGGCGATCGCCAAATCCGTTCGTGAAAGCTTTATTGCATTATGTGCCGATGATTAGCTCTTCTTCTCATCTTCTTTGAAATGCTCTACAGCTTCATTATAGAGCGACAGTAGCCCAGAAATATTAGATGAGTAAACCGGTACACGCTGTGCCCTTACAAGCTCAATTATCAGTGCATATGCAGCTTCTTCAGGGGAGTCTTTTGGATTCACAAGGCCAGACATAAAACCTCCTTTGTTGTAATGGTTTTATCAGCCTAACCTGGCTCATGGATACTTTACATCCTGATAAAAGATCAGTGCCGCAGCCGCGGCTTTTTTTATGCCCGGAGGAAACGTGGCAACAGTTCAATACCCTCCGTTCCTGCCGCTTCCCCAGCGCGCCGATCAGAACATGACGCAGGATACAGCCTGGCAGACGACGCAGACGGCAGTCGGTCCATTGATAATCACGCCGATCACTACGGACCTGAAAGCGACATGGACGCTGCAGTGGATATTCACGCTGGCCCAGGCTGAGCGCTTTAAGTCGTGGCTTCGATCGCCGACATACTGCGACCGCGGGCGCGCATGGTTCCAGATGCCGATCGACCTGGGTGATACGCAGGGAGTTCAGCAGCAGACGCTGCATTTCGTCGATATGCCGGTGCAGACCAGCAAAAACGGCAACATTGTCACCTGGACCGCAACGGTTATCAGCAACGGTATCGAGGACATTACCGAGGACTACGACGACTGGATCGTTGAGTCCCAGCCTGGCTACGGATACTGGCTGGATTACCTGATCACCGAAGTGATGCCGAGGGCTGACTGATGCCAACATTACGAGAATGGAAAGAGCGGCGGCCGGCAAGCGATATCAAACAGACGGTGGAGTTTTATCATCCTGCGTTTGGTTATTACCGGGTGGTCAATAACCTGTTTCGCCCGGCGACGTTTGGCGGCAACTCGTTCGAGCCTGCGCGGTTCAGCGTGACCGAGCCGGCGCAGGACGGAACGGCGGTCATATCCATGACGATAACTTTTGTCGCCGCGACGGAGCATGTCCGGCAGACACTGAAAAGCTGGCGCGGGGCGGCGCGCATGACACCGATAAAATGCCTGTATCAGCAGTGGAACGCGATCGGCGATGCATCATCCCTGAAAGACTGGACTCTTTACGTGAATGACATTTCAGCCGATGCCAGCAACGTCACCGTGACCGCTGGCAAGACCAATCCGCTGACGCTGGCCAATTCCATCATTTACACCACGAAAGACTATCCCGGGCTAATCACCGTATGACACAGAGCGACTTTATCGGGCTTGTTAATGGCAAGCCCTGGGCTAATCGTGCCTGCAGTTTTGAGCAGATGGACTGTTGGGGACTCGTCGTTTTGTATTACCGGCATGTTCTCGGCATGGAGCTGCATCACATCGCCGGCTACGAATCGGGCGCGGATTTCATCACCTGCTACGAACAGGAGCGCGCCCACTGGCGGCGTGTGCCGGTGGCGGCCACTGGATGCATCGCCGTTTTTTACCGCGGCGAAGTGCCGGCGCATATCGGTGTGATGATCAGCCCGGTTAAGTGCCTGCATGCCCGCGGCGAATTCGGCTTCGTACGCTGCGACAGCCCGCTGGCGCTTCTTAAGGTTTACAGCCGCGTGGAGTACATGATTCATGGTTCGATATGAGTTACAGAGGCTGCCTGGCGCGCCGCTGCAGCGGGGGACGGTAGATGCCGGCACCACACTGGTGAGCCTGCTGGATTCTCTGCAGCTGCACCGCGATGTTGTCGTGAAGCTGAATGGCCGAGCTCTGCCTGACGATTACGATATCAGCCGGCCACTGCGTTCTGGCGACGTCGTGGCTGTCTTCGACCAGCCAGAGGGCGGGGTGGGAAAGCTCATCACCACGATATTACGTCCGGTCACGAAAATCCTCTCCGGCGCGCTGAAGGTGTTCGGCCTGTCAAATAAGCCCAGTGCGTCGGTATCGGTGGCGACAGGCGAATCCCCCAATAACGACCTGACCGGCCAGACGAACCGCGCGCGGCTCTCCAAGGGGCGCCCAAACATTTATGGCCAGTGCCGCGTGTTTCCCGATTTGATTCAGGAAGCGCTGTTTGAGTTCGTCGACAATAACAAGCAACTCACGGAGTGGTTTGAAGTCGGTTACGGCCGGTACACCATCTCATCGATCCGCTACTCGGAATCGAACCTCGGCAGCCTGGCGGGAGCAAGTTCTGCGATTTATAACCCGGGTGACGTGATCGGCACGATTGAGGTGGGGTACCAGTTCGATGACGTCGATAACGAGACAGTCCCCGGCCTGAACGAAAGCCAGGACTTCCCGGCCCAAACCGCTACCACGACGGCGCCGACATCAGTGGCGATCGAGAGTAATCAGCTAAAGGCTGTTGTGCTGTCGAACGATGACAACTTCAGCTATTTTGCTGCGCTGGCGGTACCTCATCCCGTGTCATTCGTCATCAATGCCACCTGGAACGATGGCGGCACAAGCGTCACACGGAACGTCACTGGCGCCGGGAATATCATCTCCTCGGAGAGCTTTATCGGCGACGATACGCTTTCTTACACGACGTTCTATATTGGCGAACTGTCGGGAGAAATTACGTCTCTGCCGGGCAATGCGGTTATCAACGCGACGCTTTTCACGCTGAATGACCAGACCCCTCTGGTTATCGGACCGTCAGTGTCGCCAATTGTCTCGACTCAAGTGTGGGTGCATGTGCTGGTCCAGCTCGGCGCGACGGCCGGCACAACGCAATACCGGATCAAGTTCTGGCAGGTCGATGACGACAACAATCAGGTGCCCGGTACGTCAGAGCAGCACGATTATTTCTTCGATAACGATTTCCAGGTGACGACCCGGTATTTCCGCACAACGCACAAGTTTGTCCCGGCAGCCGGGGCGGGGCGCTATGCGGTGACCATCGAGCGCCTCGACAACAGCAATGACGCCAACGTCGTGACGCTGATGGCGATCCACGCAGTGAACGTACGCGAAAACGTCGTGTATCCGGAAGACACGATTGCCCGTATCACTATTAAGGGGTCGAACGATAGCAACAGCAACCGCGAGCAGAAGTACAACATGCTGGCGCAGCGGCATACCATCAGCTACGACCAGACAACCGGCGCGGTCGACTACACGCTCCGCCCAAGCCGCTCGTTTGCTGATGCCATCCTTCACGAATGGGTGGTTGTCGGTAAGCAGGACGTAGCCAGTATTGACGTCGCGGCGCTGTATGCCATTGCCGATTCGCTGCCTGATGAGGCGCTTGGGTATTTCGATTACACCTTCTCGGATGAGAAACAGCCGCTTGGTGAGCGCATAGCGACGATCGCCAATGTAGCCCGCGTTGATGGCAATAATATCGGCGATGTGCTGACGTTCTGGCGTGATGAGAAGGTGACAAATCCCGATGCGGTTTTTGCGCGCTCAAACATGTTCTGGGACGAGTACAAAGTGGCATGGCAAATGTCTCTCCCAGGTGGTTACGACGGCGTGGCGCTGGATTACGTCGACCCGCTGACGAACAAGAAGGCTTACATCTACCTGCAGATCGACAGCAGCGGCATCACCGAGGTTGAGGACGCTACCGTTAACGCGATGCAGATCAGCCTGGACGGCTGCCGCAACGCCACTCAGGCAACCGATCGGGCCTGGCTTGAGGCGAGGAAAATCCTTTACTCACGCCTGACCATGACAGTGAAAGTGCTGGAGTCGACGCAGGTGGTGAGAGGTACGGTGGTTCAGTGTCCGGACATGTACGACAACGCGCAGCAGACTGGATACATCACCGGACGCTCCGGGGATGTGTTCTCGACGTCAGAGCGTATCGACTTTTCTCTCGGCGATATGTGGGTGGTGATGACCGACAGCCTCGGCAATTACCGCGGGCGCTGGCGGGCCTATCCGGTAAGCGGCAAGCCCAAAGCATTTCAGGCTGCAGCCGATACCTTCGATCTGGCCATTTATGACCGCAATACGGTGCAAAACCCCAGCCGGTATTTCATCGCTACCGACTCGGAACTTAATTCTACTATCTGGCGCGTCGACAGCGCCAAACCCAACGGTGATGACACACAGACGTTATCACTGATCGAATATTCAGACTCAATTTACCCATAATCAACTTTCGCGCACACCATCAGATTCGTTTCTGAGGATTTAGTGCGCCTATCAAGGGCGACATGCACAATGGCAGAAGTTCCACTCCCAACGCCGACGCAGGTTCCGGTACCAAGTACCGATATCCGTAATGCGGTATTTGCAGGCGCGAAGCTTGACGAAGAAGTTACTGGCACCGGTGAATTCTATACTGACCGTCTTGGTGTAAAGCGCCTGACGAACACCGGAAGAAATAATCAGTTCGATGCCGCGCAGCTGGACAGAGCTAATCGGTTTGAGCAATTCCTTCTGTCCTCCGGCTACGTTTTTCTTGGCGACTATGAGGATGGTCCTTTTCAGTTCAGCGCCCGTAACCAGTACATTCGTTACGACAACCAGTATTACCGCCTGAATGCTGCTACTGACGTCGGCTTTACGACCACCGGAACCGATGCGACCAGCTTTGCGAACGACGTTACTCACTTTGTTCTGATGGATGGTGACACGCTTCGCCAAAACCTGGGTTCAGACGAAGGCGCCGATTTAGTCGCAGGCAAAAAGCCATATACTGGCACTATGCGGCGCAAAGTAGCAGAAATGCTGTCGGAAACAATCTCCCCGTGGGATTTTGGTTGCAAACCTGATGCAGTCTTTGACCCGGTAACACAACGCCTGATAGACGGCACAGATAATACCGCTAACCTGCAGCGAATGTTCTCTGAGGCGCATTATCATGGCGTGGAAATTAACTTACCGTTCAGTGGCAAATTTGCCAGCAAGTCCCTTTATTTACATTATGATCCTGTAAAAAATCCAGACTGGACCGACCGCCCTGGTCGCCTGACAATTCGAGGAAGTGTTCTTGGTCACGCAACCGGAGATGTAGAGCGTCAGGGGACGGCGATTTATCATATTCCCGGAGAAAACTCGCCGTTAATATCAATGATTGGAGAATTCAGTATTTCCAACCCGGCAGCAATGGGCGGGTATTTTAAGCTGTCTTCATTGAATTTAATCGGCAGTCAGGACAGCTCAGATGTTCTTCTGTTGCAGGGTAGTCAGGGGCAGATGAAGTTGGAAAGATACGATGTAAAAGTACTCAATCCAGCTGGTAACGGGATAACAGAAGCCACTACCTGGGAAACGCTTCATCTTCTTGGGTTTATACGTGGGCCAGCTACAGGAGATGGTTCATGTACCGGTATTGGTTTGAATATCAAATCTGATGGTACTATTGGTCAGATTAATATGAAGCAATATCTTCTCGTTAATGTGATGAAGATGGGATATGGCATCCGGGCGGGGCGTCGTGAAAAAACAAATGGAACTTTGGGCCCATTGGTGTTTACTGGTGGGCAAACTTCTGGTGCTGATCATCACGGGATGTGGCTGGATGGCGGGGTAATTTCTTTCACATCAATAGGTCAGCAGCATGAAGGATGTAGAAAAAATGGTATTAGAATAGATAATATACTTGAAGATGGGGTGGTAAGCTCTGATCTTGCACGTACCATTAAATTCCAGCAGAACTACATTACTGGCTGCGGCCGTATTGAGGATGGAAGTCAGGATAGTTATGGTGTAAATATTGTTAACGGCGATGGGATTGAACTGGATACTTTAACGTTTAATGAGGTGGGTAATGGAATCGCATTCGATGCCGCAAACGTAGATAACCTGTTAATTCGTCGCCCACATTTTCGCACTGTTCGAGCGTACGGAACATCTCAGGGCTTTGGTATCCGTTCATTCTCCGACGGAGTGCCGCAAAAACGTCAATACCTTGAACACCCGGTATTTAACCAAACTCCGGCCACACAGATTGATGATAAAGCCCGTGAAATATTTGGTCGCGGAGCGGCAGGAGGTCGAATCTCATTTTCGACAAACACACCGACGCCGAGTATTATTCACGGCTCAGGCTCAGGGAATGAGTCGTACCGCATCCTCAATTTTAACAACACGACAGCCACCACTATTACCAACATTACCGGAGGCACACCCTATCAGCGCCTGCTGATTACATTTTCAAACGATGCAACCACGATACAGCACAGTAGTAATATTGTTCTGCGTGGCGGTAAAGATGTTCAGGGGACGGTAGGGAAGACGCTGGAGCTGTACTACACGGGGTCATTCTGGCAAGAGGTGGGAGACCCGGTAAGAGCGCTCACTGGAACCAGCGCAAATCGACCATTCAGTACAGCGTTTCCCGGTATGGAATATTTCGATACCACGCTGAATAAACCCATCTGGCGTAATGCGGCCAATAACGGCTGGGTTGACGCGGCGGGTAATGTGGTCTGATTTATGTCCCGCCCCACGGGGCGGGTAATTTTATTTACTGAATGGGTAATCTCATGTCTTTTGTAATAAATAAAACGCTGGAGGCCAGCGTTATTGCGGACAGTGGCACGGCGATTGGCTCGGTTCAGGTCACGGTGGATGTGACCTATACAATCACGTTGATTCAGGTAATTGACGACAGTACAGCCTACGCCTCGGTATCGGCATCAGTGAACGGACAAGCGCCAAAACAGGTTGACCAGTTTGAGTTTAACTACACAATGGAAGGTGGGAAGAGCTTGTTTGAGCAGGCAGAAAGTAACCTGCTCAGTAGCGGAAAATATGCTGGCGGGATAGTTATCTGAAAAATACCGCCAGCTTATAACTGGCGGGATAGACTAAATGTCAAAAGTAAATGTGGTTTGTATTTCAGACTCTGTTTGTCCAGTTAATGCCATGCACTGATCTGCTGCCTGAAGTATGGCGAAGCGATCGAGGGCGAGTCCCTGGACGATGTTACTGTTATCGGCGTCGTGACGTTTACTATCTTCGATGTGCGCCAGGACAATGCGGTTGTTTAGTTGCCGTCAGCTCGAGGCTGCTGTGTCGTAGATGTGGCGTGACAGGAATGCACGATAATGACAGGGATGTATTCAAACGACACGAAACGACACAAAACCGGATGCGAACGCGGAAAACATGTGTGATTACAGTGTGTTATTTAACGCTCTACTTTCTTCTAAGCCGTAGGTCACAGGTTCGAATCCTGTAGGGCGTGCCATACTCACTTCTCTTAGCGTCCCCTGAAGTCTACTCAGCCCAGTATATACGCGGCATTTTCAAATATTCCATTACCTCAATGTCTTCTATGATTCATTGAAATCCACATTCATGTGGAGGGAGATTCCTGTTCAATGAAAGGAGATACCCCAGGTGAAGCTCGCAGCCCGCCAGGTCGATATATCAAAACTAAGGACAAACCCTATAAACTGTCTGATGGCGGTGGCCTTTAGCACCGTTTGATGCGCGTGAGCTGGAATGCATTATTGTCAGCCAACGACACGTAACAGCAGGGGCACTTCATTACCCGCATCATGTTTTCAGACCGATAATCAGCGAGCGCTAAGCATGGCGGCTGTGGTAGGATACAGTTGCTGTCAGGAGCCCTCCTCAAAAATATTAAGGCTTGGGTAATATATGAATACTCGTTCGTTATATTAAAGGAACAGGAGCCTGATTTCACATGTCAGATATTGAACTTGAAAGATTTAAGGCAATGCTTCGTGATGAGTCTATTGATGACCTGCTAACCGCGCTTGCGTACAAGATTCCTTTGTACAGATTAGACCCATTAATCATCAGGGGGCGAACAGAGCACATTACAAATGCGGAATTAATCGAGTCGTTTGACCGATTATATCAGGCCGGAATTTTGATGACTGGTAAGAATGGTCAAGTAGTGAAGGGGCCTAAATGGGTTGAACCAGAGTTCGTGAAAATGGAGAAATACTTTCCGCATCCGCGGTAATAGCAACATCCAGATTACCCGAAAATAGGTTCATGGGCACGACGTAACCGACTAACTCGAACACCTTTGCAGCTATGTACTTTTATCCTCTAGTTTCCGCTATCAATCCTGGATAGCACTCAGGGGTTTATTAAGTGGTAACTCATCAGCAAAGATGTGCATGCTGTCGATGACTTGGCATTCATTGAGTTGGCGCCTGGCGGAGCGTTAAACGGATTCATCAGTAGTTGATCGCCTGGTCTACCTATTGCAAGACAACGTTTAGCCTCGCCCTGCTTTTTGCAGTGATACTTACACTATCGCTGGCTTCTGAAGGGCGTCGGACATAACGCAAATTATGCATGGTTCGTTACACTGAACTATTCATAATAGTCGCGCATTACGTTGAATATCCGCAGGCTATATACCTGGTAGACTCCTCACTGGAGCGGGGCCCGTACTCACATTTTGCGGGCAGGGTAATACACCTTAAATATTTGAAGGGATAGGATACTTCAGCTCGATGTGCGGCGCATCGCTTAGCCGCCGGCCAGATTTTGCCATCAGGTATCCGGCGATTTCTTCAGGCGTCAAATCGACATGAAGCATGTCTTTATCCTGAAACCATTCATCTGGCCAGTAGATAAGGTCGGATGGATTGGCATCAAAGTTTTTCTCAAGCAGTCCCAGCGCGTAGCTTTGTTCAGATTCCTTACCTTCGGCCTGACACACAAACTGGATGATCTGAATCAGCTCATCCCAGGATAAATCCGCCACGTATTTTTCCTGATTAAACGCCATCCGGGTGAAGTCTTTTGCACTGGTCCATGAAGAGAAATCCCGGAAATCAGAGAATGCATACGGGTTAATAACCTGGCTATTCCAGTCATTTATCAACATTTTCAACCCGGCATCCTCTTCCTTAGCCCCGTTATCAATTTGCGCCAGTATCTCTTCGGCCATGTCCGCTAGCTGTTTCAGTTTCTGGCGGTTTACTTTGGCTGGTTGCAAACGTTCGGGTAATGGCATCAGGTTATTCCTTGTAAAATTGAGTGCATCAGTGACAAGCTATGCTCCCATCCTGGCCAAACATTTATCCAAAGTCTATATACAATCAATCCCTCTTCTGACAACGAGCGTCTAACGGTATAAATATCAGCGGTAGGTCCCGGACGTTCGTTACCCGCTATCCGGAAAAAATCTACTTTTCAAGATGAAAAGTGGCTTCGCAAACCATATCTGTTAGCCGACTTCTCTGTGCAGGAGGCCGCTTGCGGCCTGTTTCAGAGTACACCCAGTTGTACCATTCCCCGCCAAATAACCGCAATCTGATAACAAAAAGTTTAATTTTTTTCCCCGCCGCGCTGACTATAGTTAGGGCACTTTCACTTGCCCAATAAGGTTACGATTATGAAATTAGTTATCGCCTCCGTAATTTCTCTACTCAGCTTCAGCGCGCTGGCGGCGCCAGAGGGGACGCTCAGCGTACACATTCTTAATCAGCAAACCGGGCTCCCTTCACCGGGGGTGCAGATTGAGCTGGATAAACAGCAGGGGGAGAGCTGGCAGCATATCGCCACCGGTAAAACGGATGCCGATGGGCGGATTAAGTCGCTCTATCCGCAGGCGGAGAATATGGAGCTGGGGGTGTATAAAGTGACGTTTAAAACCGGTGACTATTTTAAAAGCCAAAATATGAATACGTTCTTCCCGGTGATTCCGGTTATTTTCAATGTCACAAAGCAAAATCAAAAACTGCATATCCCGCTGCTGCTCAGTCAGTACGGATACTCTACCTACCGCGGCAGCTGATGACCCAAGCCGCTATCCAGCCAACGCCTGCGCGGCTTCCGCAGGCGTCACACTTTTCTCGCACCACGATGTCCACGCCTAACGCTCGGTCTCTTTCTCTTTAAAGTGTTTAACGGCTTCGTCGTACATCGCCAGCAGGCCGGAAATTTCGCCTTCATATTGCGGCACGCGCTGGGCGCGAACGAGCTCAATCAGCAGCGCATAGGCTGCTTCTTCCGGGGCCGCATGTGGATTGATCAGTCCAGACAT